GTCATCATTGTGGATTTATTTGATCTTTCGAATGAAATGATTAATAAATATCAAGAGTTTATGGCATTTTTACAACCAATGGTAAAAGAGAACGGTTCGATTGTAATGTATGTGGGCATGTATGATATTCCCGCAACAAAAGAATGGATTGAATGGTGTACACAAGATCGTAAAATTTTACCACAGTATGCTTGTTATGTTTATCGTAAGTATATTAACTCCTTTGAGGGAGAAGCTACTTTTATTGCCTGGCTACCCCGATAATGAATAATAGGTAATGGTCGAGGTAGTAGAAGGCTGTGATGGAAGAACCAAAGAAGGAGTAGAAACAGGAGTAGGAGAGACGGGAAGAAGAGGTGGAATCGAATACAGTCCCTGATCTTGTTGTTGACGAAGTTGAAGTAACTGCTCTAGACGACTTTCATTTTCGCGATGAAGCGCCATGTTATTCGGGGTATGGGTTGAGACCTTGTGCTGATCATATTTTCGAATGCCACAGGTAAAGGGATTGGAACAGCTCATTTTTGATAGTATAGAAGATAAATAGTATCAAAAATGAAACACATTGATTCATACAAATCAATAAAATATATAAAGAAAAAAGACGTCGTATTTTATAATGGAAATTGATGCGATTGTAGAGGCATTCTTAGAAAAAGCAAGAGAGCAAAATGAAATTATGTCTCATTCTAAATCCGATGACCACCTAACAGAACAATATAAGAATGCGCTTGTTCGATATCGAAGTGATTTAGAAGTCTATGTATATCAGTATTTAATGACCAAATATGGTCCAACGTTTGATGCGTTTTGGAAAACACATTCATTTCCGATAAAAAGCCCCTATGCGTGGGTGATTGTTGAACGGCGTTGTCACCCGAATTGGTGGTTTGTATTACGAAATCTGGCCTGGGCGGCGCCATCGATGTCGCTCTATCTTTTTTGTAGCGATGAAAATCTACCTTTTCTAAAAACCCTTCTTGGGGATAAAGCGAACACGGTTCATTTGATTCCATGGTTTAAAGGATATGCCGATCGTCCCATGGCGATTAAAGATTACAATGAAGCATTAAAAACCGCGGGACTATATGAAAAAATCGATGCGGAATATGCGATTTTTGCTCAGTTGGATACCTATGTTCGATATAAAATTCCCGCGAGTCTATTCATGGGTGACTATTATGGAGCCCCATGGAACTGGGATCTGGATGCCCCAGGAGGAGGAGGATTGTCCGTTCGAAAGATCAAATCCATGATTCGTATTTGTAAGGAAGCGCCAAAAGATGACCGAGCAGAGGATATTTGGTTCAGTGATTATGTTCGAGCAAATGGATATTCATATCCACCTCTTGAATTACGTACATGTATTTTTAGCGAAAGTTATCCAATACCTTATTTTATAGGTGTCCATCAATTCTGGACCTATCTAGATACCTATTCTGTTTATAATAAAGCACAATATCGTGAAATTCTTAAAAATTATTTAACAATACATATAGACGATAAATAAGCACGATCCGAAAAGGATATAAAATTGATATAATATTCTATCCATATAGAAATCAATTCATACAATGAATAACGCACAAGCCTATCTGGAAACGATTTATGGAGTGTCTGCTCGAAAAGAGGATACGCCCGCCCATGAAATTCAGGGGATTTTACACACAAAGAATTATATCGATTTCATCATTTATAGCAATGATGGACGTCCTATTTACTCCTTTTCAGGGGCAAAACAAGCCAATCGATGTCTTCCAGGAGATCATGTATGGTGGAATGGATCCGAGTTACGATGTGAATTGGATCTACGAGATGAACATCCGCTTATTGTGGGAACCCTTGAAACAACGAATCAAATACGTTATGGGATGACAAAGAAAAAGAATCCAATGTATTTGTTTACTCCTTATGATTCAAGATATCCCCAGTTTATTGTAGGATCCTCAGAACGACCTGGTGTACATAATTTGATTGTTTGTATTAAATTCGATACATGGGAGGAATCTTCTCCTTTTCCACGTGGTCTGATTGAACAACGAATCGGTACCTCAGGTGATTTTGAATCGGAAAAGAAAGCACTTGAATGGCAAGCGTGTCCCTGGAAATATCCAAAGTATGCGTATGTGCCTGAATGGAAAGAAGAGAAGGGCGAAGAACGGATCGCTCTTCAAGGATACACCTTCCACATTGACCCAAAGGGTTGTCGTGATGTCGATGATGCGATTACAATGAGACGATTGCCTACTCATGAGTGGGAAATTACCATTAGTATTAGTGATGTAGCGGGATATGTGGAAGATGGATCTGCGGTTGATATTTTGGCATCATTGATCGGTGAAACCCTGTACGATTCAAATGGTAAAGTGATTCGACCCATGTTGCCCGCAGAATATTCCGAAGGCGCATGTTCTCTTCTTCCTGGAAAGGTCTCACATGGTGTTTCGTTACAGTGTATATGGAATGGTCTCGAAATGGTAAGTAAAAAATGGTTATTAACTTCATTTCAAACGGATGATTCCTATGAGTACGATGAATGTTTACCAAATGGATCCGAGTATTTTCAAATCCTTCACGAATTTACTTCCTATCTTGCGAAATCGAAATCGTCTTTATCAAGCCGTCCTGCGGACTCGGTGGAGCAAATCCTAAAAACGATGGATTCACATCAATGGATCGAGCAATTGATGCTACTTTATAATACCGAAGTGGGTACACTCTTAAAAGAGATCCAAATGGGAATCCTTCGCCGACACAACATGCCCGATCAGGAACGATGGAAAGCCTATGAGCACCATCTTCCTCAGTGGAAACACCTTGCCATGTCGGCTGCGGAGTATTGTCTTGCCGAAGAAAAAGAATCATGGCATTATGGGCTTCAAACCAACGCATACGCTCACGCATCAAGTCCTATTCGACGATATGCCGATTTGATCAATCAACGTATTCTTAAAAAATGGATCCTGGCTACGGATCGATCCTCAATGGAATCCTATATTGTTCCTGTTGCCACAGTGGATCTAAATCAACGAACAAAGGCGGTTCGACATTATGCTCGTGACATGGATTATTTATGCGCATTGGAAACGGGACTCACTCAGTTTCAAGCGATTGTTCTTGAAAAGAAGGAATTACCAGAGGATCAGATCAAGCTACGATTATATGTAGAAGCATGGAAACGTATTGTATCCACGGTTTATAAAAAGGGATCCACGTCCGATTCCATTCGATCAAGAGATGAGACGTACGAAGTCAACGCACCGCTTTATTCATCGGTAATGATTACTTGTACATATAATCTACAGATGAGAAATTGGAAGGATCGTGTCATTTTACGAATTGATCGCCTTCCATCTCCATCCATTGAAGAATAGTGAACGCAATCGTGAATAAAGTCTATTTTTTTATGGAAATAATAAAATTGACAGACAAGATTCTTAACATAGAGTTTAAAATCCTGTTCTGTTTAAGCAAGAGCTTAGACAACAGTTTCTACATCCAAGACAGAATGCCAGCCGGTTTCAATCAACACACTTCGGATATTGAATCCATTGTTGGAGTTCAATTCAGTATCATGTCTCCTGAGGAGATTGAGAGAAGTTCCGTGGTGGAGATCACAACACAGATTACCTATGAAGGAAGTGAACCCAAAATTGGCGGCTTATTTGACCCACGTATGGGTGTTCTTGATAATGGAAAAGTTTGCCGCACATGCGGACAAACCAATCACGGTTGCCCCGGCCATTTTGGCCACTATCGTCTTACTCGCCCTGTTTACTACATTCAGTTTCATACCATGGTGATGAACGTGCTGAAGTGCATCTGTATTAACTGCTCAAAACTACGAATTGATAAAAATCTACACAAAGATTTGCTTCATCGTAAGGGAGAGGCGCGATGGAAAGAGGTTCTCGCACTCGCTTCGGGCATTAAACGATGCGGTCAAGAGTGCGAAGACGGATGTGGCGCGCTACAACCAGATAAGTTTACACGAGAGGGGATTGCGACCATTGTGGCTCACTACTTTATGGATCAGGAGTCCAAAGAAACAGATAAGCAAACTCTTGAAGTGGAATATGTCCATCGTCTGTTTCGTCGTATTACAGATGAGGATGTGGATTTCATGGGCCTCAGTCGTTATTGGTGCCGTCCTGATTGGATGATCTGTACCGTGCTTCGCATCCCCCCTCCACAGGTGCGCCCCTCTGTTGTCCAGGACAATAATCAACGCTCAGAAGATGATTTGACACACAAATTGATCGATATTGTCAAGAATGATCGAACCTTGTTGGACAAGATCGAGAAGAATGCGGGTAAACATGTGATTGATGAGATGACGAATGTGGTCCAATATCATGTCGCAACTCTGGTGGACAATGACATCGCAGGCGTGGCGCCCTCTGCTCAGCGTAGTGGTCGACCATTGAAGTCCATTCAACAGCGTCTGGGTGGTAAGGAGGGTCGTATTCGTTACAACATTCAAGGAAAGCGCGTTGAATTCTCGGCGCGTTCGGTCATTACCCCTGATCCCAATATTTCCATTGCGGAGATTGGTGTTCCTTTGGAGATTGCGATGAATTTGACGAGCCCTGAGCGTGTCACTCCTTACAATGTAGAGAAGTTGTACAAACTTGTCCAAAACGGCGCAGATGTATGGCCAGGCGCGAAGACCATTGTGCGTAAGGATGGTCGCATGATCTCATTGAAACATGTGCGTGCAGATGACATTGTTCTTTACGAAGGAGATGTGGTCAACCGTCATCTGATGGACAATGACATTCTCCTCTTTAATCGTCAGCCCACTCTTCATAAAATGTCCATGATGGGTCACCGAGTCAAGGTGTTGCCCTACAAGACGTTTCGCATGAATGTGTTGGTGACTCGTCCCTACAACGCTGATTTTGATGGCGACGAAATGAACGCACATTTGCCCCAGTCCTACGAATCCATGGTAGAACTGGAAGAAATCGCGGCAATTCCGCACCATATTATTACACCCCGTCATGCGAAGCCCATGATTGGTGTGTATCAAGACACGCTTGTCGGTTCCTATCGTTTGACGCAATCGGGCGTGGAATTCACTCGTCGTGAGTTCATGAACCTGATGATGTGGAACAAGCGATTTGATGGAAATGTTCCCCTGCCTCGTATCGCGGATCGTAAACGCTTCACGGGTCAGCAAGTGCTCGGTGCGTTGTTGCCACCGATTAACATCGAGATGGGAAACAAATCCTATGACAGCGAGAAACAAACACAAGAATCGGACAATTATGTGAAGATCATTCAAGGCGACATTCAGAAGGGTGTGGTCGATGGTGACATTTACATGAAGCCGTCCAAGGGTATCATTCATGTCACCTACAATGATCATGGTCCAAAGGATACTGTGGACTTGCTGGATTCGCTTCAGAATACCGTGGAGAGCTTCCTGGTAATGAACGGTTTCAGTGTGGGTATCAGTGACTTGATTGCCGACGAGGATACGAAGCGAAAAATCGATGAGAAGATTCAGGAACGCAAGAAACAGGTCGAGCAAGTCATTCTTCAAGTTCATCTGGACTTGTTTGATAACAACACAGGCAAGACCAATCAACAGGAGTTTGAGGACCAGATCTTTGGCATTCTGAACAAAGCCACATCCGATGCGGGTTCCATCGGTCAAGAGTCCCTGTCTACCAAGAACCGTCTGTTGGCCATGGTCCGTTCGGGTTCCAAGGGTGAACCACTCAACGTAGCACAGATGATGGCCTGTCTGGGTCAGACCGCCATTGAAGGTAAGCGTGTTCCCTATGGTTTTACCGATCGCACCCTGCCTCATTACAAGAAGTACGATGACTCCGCAGAATCCCGTGGTTTCATTGAGTCTTCCTTCATTCGTGGCCTGACTCCGCAACAGTTCTTCTTTCACGCCATGTCAGGTCGTGAAGGTCTGATTGATACCGCCGTGAAGACCGCCGATACAGGTTACATTCAGCGTCAACTGATCAAGTCCATGGAAGATCTGACGGTTCAGCATGATGGAACCGTTCGCGACGCAAATGGTAATATCATTCAGTACTACTATGGAGAAGATGGAGTCAATCCAACTAAGATTGAGACGCAGAGTCTCTCAATTGGAAAGCTCTCAGACAAGGACATCCTTCAGCAATATGGTATGAAGTCCATTCAGAGTCGCCCAATTGAGGGATACACGGAAGCTCTTCTGAGTGGAAGCGACGAGAAGATGACATCGTATGTTCAAACCCTTCAACCCAGCGTAGATTGGTCGACCATTCTCCATGACGGAATGATCAAAGCAAACGATGATGTTAAAATGACAAAATACATCATGGAATTATTATACGATCAACGTATGATGGTCGAGGGAGTCTTTCAGAAGAAGACCCTGGATTCAGGTAACGTCTTTGCGCCCGTCAATCTTGCCCGTTTGATTCTGAATACCAAGATCCGATTCAATCTGAAGAAGGAGAACAAGACCGATTTGACACCTGAGATTGTCCTGGATGGAATCAACGCAATCATTCAACGAACACACACCCATCATAAGATCTGGGCCGCCTTGCTTCGATTCCATTTGGCCCCTCATAAACTGATTGTTCAGGAGCGTTTCACAAAAGACGCATTTGAGGTTCTTATGGAGTTGATTGTGGTTTCGCATATGAAGGCATGGGTCCAGCCGGGTGACCAGGTGGGTATTATTGCCGCCCAGTCGATTGGTGAGCCTGCGACACAGATGACCCTGAATACCTTTCACCAGGCAGGTGTGGCCTCGAAATCGGCAGTGACTCGAGGTGTGCCTCGTTTGCGAGAATTGCTTAAGGTCACTCAGAATCCAAAGGCGACTTCCCTGACAATTTATCTGAAGCCAGAGTACCGTTCCAACAAGGACAAAGCTCGTGAGGTGGTTCAGGATTTGGAGCTGACCGTTCTTCGTAACATTACCAACAAGGTCGGTATTTATTGGGACAGCGATGACCAGGAAACCATCATTGAAGAAGACAAGGAACTGATGCGCTTCTACAAGATGTTTGAGGAGGGCTTGATGGAGGAGAGCAAGCAAGCGGATGCGCCATGGTCAAAATGGGTTCTTCGTCTGGAACTCAATCGCGAAGAAATGTTTAATCGTAACATCTCGATCCAAGAAGTCGTCTTTGTGATGAAGACTCAGTTCGGAAATGAGATCAATGTGGTGTACAGTGATTACAATTCGGATAAGCTGGTGATGCGTATTCGTTTGCCCAATAAGGCCAAGGGAGACAATGACACCGCATCCAAGATGGATGATTTCACCAATCTCAAGAAATTCCAGAACAAATTGCTGAACAGCATTGTGATTCGTGGATTGCCAGGCGTGAAGGCGGTTACTTTTCGAAAGGAGAAGCAGTTTGTAGAAAACGTCGATGGTAAATATGAGCCGTATGAACAATATGTACTGGATACCGATGGTTCGAACTTTATCAAGGTCATGAATCATCCTGCGGTGGATGGAACCCGTCTGTATTCCACCAATGTATGGGATGTGTATGAAGTACTTGGAATTGAGGCGACCCGCGCAATCCTCTTTAATGAAATTAGCAGTCTGTTTGAGAGTGTGGGTGTCAACTATCGTCATTTGTGTCTCTTGTGTGATGTGATGACTCGCTTTGGAAAACTAATGTCCATTGATCGTTATGGCATTAATAAGAATGACATTGGTACACTTGCGAAGGCTTCCTTTGAGGAAACGGAGAAGATTTTGCTCAAGGCCGCTCTGTTCGGTGAGGTGGATCCAGTAACAGGTGTATCCGCTAATATCATGATGGGCCAGCCCATTCGTGGTGGTACCGCATTCTCTCAAATCTTGCTGGATGATCAGGCACTCATGAAGATGATGGAAGATGTAAATGTGGATCAACATAAGGGAATGTTCGAAGAAGAAGAGGAGGGTGATTTGTCTCAATTGGGCGAATATGGCGTTCAACTGAATGACCCATGTTCCAATACTCAATTCCAGATGAACATGATCCTACCTGCTTCGAAGGAGATCATGGAGGAACCTGAGATTGAGATTGAAATCATGTAAGAAGGCGAAATACAAGCCCATTCATCAAATAAAGTAACATCTATTTCTTTTTTTGATGGATATAAAGCAAACGAATGTATATGATACTATGGAATTCAAGGAGATTACTCAACATCAACCCTCATGGGAAACAACTCGTTTTTATAAACGAAATGGGATGGATATGACAAAGCACGTTCAACTTCATTCGATTTCAGTCGATCATGTATGGTCGGATGAAGAAAAAGAATTACATGAATGTCGAAATCAAATCAATCGTTATGATGATTCAACAACGAGCGGAAAAAATTGGGAATATTATAAAAAGATCATCAATCCATATGAATTGGTGTATACTCAGAAAAAATATGATTTATTTCCACCCTCGGTATGCGTACTTCGCCCTCTTTCTCGATCCTATTTTAAAATGATTGAAATTCTGGATCTTTCTCATTTTTTTGATACCGATCAGCAGTTCATCAAAACCGCACACGTATGTGAAGGGCCTGGTGGATTTATTGAAGCGATTTTCGATGAATGTTCTAAACATAATAAACGAATTCATATCAGCGTCGCAATGACTCTTCGCTCAAAACAGATCAACATTCCTGGATGGAAACGGGCATCGATTTTCCTTAAAAAGAACCGCAATGTGAAGATTTTATACGGAGAGGATCGAACAGGTGACATTATGAAACCTGAAAATCAGCAATATTTTATCGACTATGCGACTCATCCAACGTATGGAGGAAAAGTCGATTTGTTTACCGCGGATGGTGGGTTTGATTTCTCAGAAGATTACATGAAACAAGAGTCGATGATTTTTCCATTGCTTCTCGCATCTACAAAAATTGGACTCGAGTCTCTTCGAAGGGGTGGTATGTTTGTATTAAAAATATTTGATTTTTATCACAAGTCCACAGTAGATCTCTTGTATTTTCTATCCTGTCATTTTGAAGAATGGACGCTTTATAAACCAGGAATGAGTCGGCCCTGTAATCCAGAACATTATTTTATTGGAAAGGGATTTATTGGATGTTCAGATGGCGTTCTTGATATTATGCGTGTATGGTGTTCCATTCTTGAAAGCGGTGCCCCGCTTGAATCACTTTTTACCACAGAATATTCATCCGATTTTATGGAACAAATAACCAGTATGCGAGAGAAATCGTTTCGATCACAAATTAATTATATGCGCCATGTATTTGATATGATTGATCATGGTGAAGATGATATTATATCAAAATACATTCAACGTAATTTAGAAACAAGTAGAGAATGGTGTGAACATTTTCACGTTCCTATTTACGATTCTTCGTCGACAACTGAGGAGTGACATATTGATCCACTAGTTTTTTACCAATGATAACCGATGCCTGGTGTTGATTGATTTTTCCATCTCCGATTTTATCAAGCATGGATAACATTCCATGAATAGGAGATAAATCCTGTTTTTCAATAATCTTTTTAAAGAGTTCAGGATAGCGCTCGATAAAATCAGGAATACGTGCGCGAATCACTTCCTCGCTATCGCCCTTTTCCTGCCAAGCAGGGATATCCGTCAACATGGATCGAATGTAGCCTGCGCGAGCAGTGGGGTCATAATCTAGGGGACGACTTTCTGCTTCGGCGGTGGCTTCTTCAATTCGTTTACGTTGTTCGACAGGAAGGGGTTTTGACATTCTACACAGAACTAGAAAAAGCTTTTTATATTCAATCGCAACTATAGAAGAATGTCGTCAAATGATCTTCCTCTTTTAAAAGGTGCCCAAGTGTCTCCATTACCCGTTGGTTCCGGAGGAAATAACACGACAAAAAAAGAATTAAATCAATTGAATGTACAAGTGACCATGCTGGATACACAAGCGGTTGCTGATCAAAAGTTCGATCCTCCTGTTCCAAAACCGGTAACAAAATCGCATGTAACAGAAGGATTTTGTGGAGATTCAGGTATCGATCTTCCTGCGATATTGTCCGTGGTCGGTGTAGGATTTATTTTGTACGGTTTTTTTTCAAAATAAACTACAACGGTGCTAGATAGATGTCAAGACAACCCTATGATTTTAGTTACTCCTTTACACAAATGGGAGGCGATGAAGAGATTGTATGGAAGAAAAATGAACCCTATGACAAAGACTCGGAATACGATGATACAACGAGTTCATTTATTCCAAACAATAAGGAATTTGAAGGATTAGATCCTCGATTTAAAGAACAGGTCTTAGACATCAAGCATTCTTTGTATGAACAGTCGATACTTAAACCACAAGAAGATACTGCAGAGGCACAACGAATTGATTTAATGGAGCTATATGAAACCTATATCAAAATGCTCTATGCCATACTCAAACAATCACAAAAGAATAAACCCATTTCCTCTACCGCCATTTCACTTTTTCCAGGCGACACGATTTCTCCCATTCGTGCGTTGGTATCATGGATCTCTTCTTTTTATTCAAAGAACACCCCGCGTGAAACCATTCCGTATTCACATTATATTGATGTCCACTTACATACTAATCCATATTACCAAGATGATCTTTTTATCAGTAATAAGAATAGAAAATGAGTAATACGAACAGTTGTCCTTCTGGATATATCTTACGCAAAGGCTATACCAGGCGTTTTCGTAAGAGTATTGCGAATTCAGGATACACGGTTCGTCGCAAAGGTACTGTCTATGTGGCAAAACCAAAGATTCGATCGATTACGGTAAAACCTGGCTGTATACGCAATCGTGGCCTTCCAGGAAAGGGTCCTCGAAATGGAGAGGGTATCGGTAAACTCCGGAAGGGAGATCTCATTAAATACGGTTATCAGTACCGTTTATCGGATTTAGCACGTGAGAAAGCTCTTCGAAAGGCGATCCATGCCTATGGTGCGACCTCCGTTTATCATAAGTTGGATGCGGTGGCAAAATTATCTCTCCGAACTTCTCCCGATGCCAGTCTGATTTTTTCCAGAGATCGTAACTGGGTAAAAGATAACTTTATGAAAAACTAGTTGAATTTTTTATTATGAGGATGATCTTACTATTCACCAATAATGAGATCATTCATACAGAATCATTTGGTTGTGAGACGACAGTAGGAAGATGGCTGATCATGAATTATGGTCTTTCACCAACGCATTGTTTTTTCTCATTTTCATCATTCTTGTTGCATTTGGCCTCATGTTTGGTATGAGTTTCTTTACCAATTTGGATCATATCAAACAGGATTGGCCCAATCAACGATGTAGTCCGCTCATTATGCCGTTTGCGTCCTATTTTGGCCACAATACCAAAGAGAATTTTGAGTTTTGTATGGGTAAAATCTTTTCCACGCACTCTCAATCCTATTTGGGATCCATTACCAGCATCTTTGGATCCTTCAGTTCCGTTCTTCAATCCATGTTTAATTCGATGAATTCGATGCGCAATACCATTGCCTCGCTAGGAGGGGGTATCAATGTCATCTTCCAAGAATTTACCGAGCGTATTTCCATGTTTTTCTTTAAATTGCGCATGAGTGCGATTTATATGAAATCCCTCTTTATGCGTATGTATGCGCTCTTATTCTCGGTGATGTACATGGGTCTATCAGGAATATCAGGCATGACCTCTTTCACTAATACGTTTCTGTTTTCCTTTTTGGATACATTCTGTTTTCCTGGAGAGACAGAGATCATGGTAAAAGATAAGGGTCCGACTCCCATTAAGGATGTCCAAATTGGCGATGTACTTTTACCAGGTCACTCGGTAGTGACTGCGACCTTTGCGTTCGAAGCACGCGGTCAACCCATGGTTCAATTGGGTTCAGTGGTGGTGAGTACCAATCATTATCTTTTCCACGAAGGTCGCGCGATCAAAGCAGGGGATCATCCACATGCCATTCCATTGGGACCATGGACCTCTGAAGCCCATCTGTATTGTCTAAATACACATGACCATCGTATTCCTGTAAGTGTACTTACCTTCATGGATTATGATGAAACCTCGGCAGCGGATCAGGTCACGATGACTTGGATGGAACAACGTCTGAACGGAAAAGGAGATCAGGTTATGCCTCGTGCGTATACCTTTCATGAATATGGCTTTGCCGTCAAGGATACGATGGGTATTCTAACCAAGTCGGGATTGCGCGCCGCAAAAGACATTCGAGTAGGAGATGAATTATCCACCAAGGGGACCGTTGCGGGTATCATTCGCAAAAAAGTGAGCCAACGATGTCAGACGATCACGGGTACATGGATTACACCTTCTACACTCTACTGGGATTCAACGGAGTCGCAGTGGAAACGTATGGGTGAACGATATGCGGTGGAAGATTGTGACGAAGACTATGTATCGTTTGTGGTAGTCCCTCATTCGCAAATTGAATTAGAAGATGGTACCATTGTACGAGATTATATGGAAATTTGCTCTCCGGATTCGGAAATGTATTATGCTAAGCAATTAGAATCTCTCCACTGATAAAAGGAATGGAGGCAAAATGGCCTTTTTTTATGATCACATTGGGTCTACTGTTTTCTCTCGGCTATCTTCTTTCCACATTGGAACGAAATGCGGTAATGGAACATTGGACCACTCGTCGATGTGAACTTCCTATCATGATTGCCGCTCGATTTTTTAAACCTGAAATGGACCCTCGAACACCTGCCGATTTCTCTTCAGACAACTTCAACTTTTGTACCCAGGAATATGTGGAAAAATTTATGGCACTTTTTATGGCGCCGATCAATGCGCTCTTTGGAAAACAAGTGGGAATCACGCAATCCATTTCGAATTTACTATCGACAGTTCGAAACATGATGCAAAAAATGTATAGTGCATTTACATCGTATTTAGGAAGCTATTTCAAAAAGTTTCATTCATCGGTGTTTCAATTAAGCCGTGTGGTTCAGCATCTTCGAATGGCCATGGGACGTATGTCTGCGGTTGCGATGTCCATGATTTACGCAGGTATTTCCGCATTTCGATCCATGATTAATTCCATTCAGGTGGTGATCCGTGTGATTTTGATTATTTGTGTGATTATGCTTGCGATTATTATCATTCTCTTTTTTGTGCTTTTTCCAGTGATCCCGATGATCTTATCGACCCTCACTGCCATTGTAACCATTGTGATCGCACTGGGAGCGGTAATGTCCTCTTCCATCGCAGGAGAAGCGGAAAGCAAAAAGAGTGGATTCTGTTTTGAGAAGGGTACGCGTGTACCGGTTCGAGGCGCAGATGGACGGATATACGCGGTCTTAATTGAAGATATTCGTCTGGGAGATCAATTGGCATTTGATTGCGGTACCGTTACTGCGATATTAGAAATGTCACCTGAGAACGTGGAAATGTATGATCTAGATGGTATTCATGTGTCTGGATCACATCTTGTAGAAACATCGGATCTATCCAATCAGTGGATCAGCGTGGATTCGGATATACGAGCGACGTCGATTCCTCCAACGCATCAATCCCTCTACTGTTTTAATACCACCTCACATCGTATTCCTGTCATCTCTCGTACACTCGATACAATCTTCTTTCGAGATTGGGAAGAGATGGAGGAGACAGACGAAGAGGCAAAAGTGGAGTGGTCATGTCTCATTCATCAGATCTTAAATCCCAATCAACCGCCATTACAAAACGCACCACCCTGTGAAACTTCGCTGTTTTATCCATCGATTCAGGTGATTACACCGTCTTATTACATTCCCATGTCCTCCATTGAGATTGGAGACTGGGTATTTGATCAAAATCAGCGTCCTACACGGGTACTTGGCCTGATTCAAGGAAGAGTGGAAGGATATACTTCTGAAAAAGAATGGAATACGGCACATTATGAAAAACAGGGAATACAATGGGTATTACAACCATCTACCTTATCTTCAAAGAACGGTTCGCATAGGATTGGACTACATCTCATTACTGAATCGGGCACATTTATGGTCTTTGATCGATTGACGAAAAAAGAAAAAATTGTCCGTGATTTTACGGAAGTAGGACATCAAGCCATTGAAGATACCTATTCGTTTATCGCCCAGCGACTCCGGTCTAAAACAAATGATGAAGTGCGCTAGGATTAATCTAATATGTATTGAGTAGAATGAAAACAGGGTTTTTGATTACGGGCTTGATCCTATTATTGATCGCAAACCTCATGATGGTCTATTCAGGAAACGACTACTCTTCCGAGGGATTTACGAGTTATTTTCTTGAGAATGCCGCTGCCTCAGGACATGGTAAACATGCGTATGAGCCCATTGGAGCCTTTGATGGTGTTCGCGTAACACCAGATCACGGACAGAGTTCATGGCGTGATGCTGCCCCCAATGAGCCATTACATGGCCCTGAATTTGAACCCGGCCCAGACAGTCTCTTTATCTTTAAGAACAATCAGGTCAAGCCTGAATGCTGCGGAGCATCCTATTCGTCTAGTTCAGGATGTGTATGTACCACACCTCAACAACGTGATTACATTAATATGCGTGGAGGAAATCGTACGGTTGAAGACGGAATTTAAATCACGAACGTTTATATAAATCTCCTACCAGGTATTCAATACTGATATCTATTAGAATGAGTCTGAATACAAAGGCATCGAACTCACCACCATTGAATACGATTTCATCCTTTATGGAGGCTCCGATTACGAATGTGAAGAACGCCACCACAAATGTTGCGAACTCAATTAAGAATGTGACATCCAATGTATCCAATTCGGTGAAGAACATGCTCAACACCAATATGATCAATAACTTATCAAAGCCCATTAATGATTCGATTAATGGTGCGATGGAGAATGAATCATCTATGTTCTCGATTCCCATTGTAATTACATTGGGTCTCTTATTGATTTTCTTCACGCTCTTTATTCTGTTTCGTGATCAAATCATACTCGGTGCTCAAATCGCATGGGATCGCATTCAATCCTTCTTTACTCCCTCTCCATCTGTGGTCGAGCCACCCAAACCGGTTGTACCCGAATTTGATACCTCGAACATTGAAAAAATCATGCCAGGAAAGAAGGAGGTATTTAATGTAGCCAATAACAAATTTACGTATCATGATGCGGAGCCAGTATGTAAGGCACTTGGTGCGGAATTGGCCACCTATGATCAGGTAAAAGAAGCATGGGGACGCGGTGCCGATTGGTGTAACTATGGCTGGATTAAGGGTCAGGCTGCCATTTATCCTACTCAGCAATCCACCTTTGACAAGCTCCAATCAGGACCTGAAGATGATCGCATGACGTGTGGTACGCCAGGAATCAACGGAGGTTATTTTGATAACCCAGAACTCAAGTTTGGAGTGAATTGCTATGGTCAACGTCCTTCACAAAATGAGTCTGATATTCGTCATCAAATGAGTAACAATGAGAGTCTCACACCCGAAACCCTGGCCTATAATCGCAAGATACAAGACTACAAGGCACATAAGAGCGAGATTTCGATTAACCCCTTCAAGGATGGTTCATGGTCGGAATAATTTCAATGATTATACTATTTTTAGTACATGAGTGAAATAGTGTTTTTACTCATATAGTAATGGCATATCAATCATTTACTGGATGGTCTTCGGCTGTGATCCATTGGGTTGAATATTCGACTGTTTGAGATTGCGAGAGACGCTATATCCACGATTTCCTCGAATAAATGTCATAATATCAAGTGTCTCATCTTTTCCGCCACGTTGACGGAAATATCCATGTAGAAGTTCTTCGATTTTGGACATGGTCAGCGGATTGGGCTCTTTCTTATCCACTACGCGAATGGTACCATTGTTAATTTGAATGGTAGCCTTTTCCATTCCATTGGTTTGTAAAATGTGAATAATCTGTTTTTCATAATCATCTCTCACTTTTCGAACAGCACCAAATTGTTTAAAAAAGGAGGAAGCGAGGTCTCCATAATGTAGCCAATATCGTACATAGGTTCCTATACCGGGATCAGCCATGTTTGCTATGATATTTCATTTTTTTAAATTATAAATAATCTCCATCATTCTTTTTTATACATTAATTCGCACCTCGGCAAAATGGACATAACTGGACAGGGGTATTACGATTAAGCAAGAGAAGTACAAAAATCAAAATAATGATAATGAGCATCGCACCAATCACGGCAATAACAATAATCATATAAGGAAAAGATCGTTGTAAAATGTATTCAAGAAATGGCTCAATCACCAGTTGTTGAATGTAATTCTTGGTGTCCGTACTGCTTAATGAATGAGCAAATTGATCAATCCACCCTTTTAGCATGGTCGCAAAGCGATCCTTGTCTTTTGTCCGGTCAATTGACATATTTACTACTGTGGTGAAATTAACAAAACTCTTCTAATCGCTGTGGTCAGAGAGATGCCAATCTTTAAAAAACCCCTTTTTTCAAAGAAAAACCCCATTACTGGTGAGGCACAGAATTGTTATACATTTGAAGTGGAGAAAGAGGAAAAAGACGACCCTCTACAATGGTTGGTTGAACAAAAAGACGATCTTATGATCGAAACCCTCGTAAAACAACTACATGAAAGTCGATCATGGTGGTATAGCCTTCTCCAGGGCTTTTTACAGGCACATTCTTCCTCATTTTCGAAACAATATACGGTAGAACAATTACATAAAGTCATTAAACACGAATGGGTCCATTCACCATCCGATAAAGACGAGTCGTTTCCATTTTATCTAATGATTTATCCAAGTCAATTTCAAATAAATGGTAATGTATTTTTCGCAAAATGGTCGTATTCCATTCAACCTGTCATGATTGATATTCCGGAAATCGAGAAGAGTTTGAATATAGAGGATCTAGCATCTACTCTTCCGGTTTCAAAAAATGATCTGATAGAGGAAGTGGATATTGAAAAAATCCCAATGGATATACATTCTACGGATGCCTCTCTAGACGCCTCCGCATCCATTCGCCAAATGGATCGTCATCGTATAAAAGAGGCCCAACTCAAGGCAAAACTTTCTCTTTACAAGGCCCAACTACAAATGAGGCAATACTATGATAAATACGGCGAAGAGTACGACGATTCAGAGGATGATACGGACGAAGATTTCTCTGAAGAGGAGGATGTGGAGGAGATCCAACTTTAAAGGAGGTGTTCGGCAGACTTTTTGATAAAATTATGCCCTCATTCTTTTATAGAAAGTAATGTCAGGTATAGAAATGAAGAACGTCGTTTTACTTGCCCTTGTCGTTCTGGTGGTATTATTTGCCGTTTACCAATACGACCCAACCTTTTTTGGTTTGATTTCACAATATGATGGCTTCGAGGATGCCAAACCATCTGCCGAGACCCCCGTTGGCCACGGTGCTACCTCTGGAGAGGACATCATGAAGGCCAACAAGAAGAAGGAGGCCTTTGAGGACAAGAAGAAGGAGGAAGAGAAGAAGAAGGAGAAGTTCGAGGACAAGAAGAAGGAGGCCTTTGAGGACGCTAAGAAGCAGGAGGAGAAGAAGGAGAAGTTCGAGGACAAGAAGAAGGAGGGATTCGCTGATCTGAGTGCCTACGAGGGTCCGGCCAACTTTGCCTCCGCAGAGGCTCCCGCTGGATGTTACCCACGTGATCAGTTGACCCCCTCTGAGCTCTTGCCAAAGGGAGCAGGTGTCTGGTCAGAACAGAACCCAATGGGCCCAGGTTCATTGGCTGGAAAGAACTTCCTCCAGGCTGGCGCTCTGTTGGGTGTCAATACCGTTGGACAGAGCTTGCGCAATGCCAATAAGCAACTGCGTTCTGAGCCACCCAATCCCCAAGTATCGGTCAGTGTCTTTAACCAGTCCACGATTACCCCGGATATCAGTCACCGTCCACTAGAGATTGGTGCTTAAATATAAATTGTATGTAAACATCGTATTTCATAAATATGTAATTTACATGGAAATCCTATCATGGGAATAGGAGCAAATGTCATTTATTGGTCAAATCGGTTCGATGATTACGGATATCTTTGGGTCAAGTCGTTTTCCCATGGTTTCTGTTACTTCTACGGTGGATGGACAGCCCTATAAAGTCCGTGATTTACCTGATAAGCAACGTGCTGCTGATTTAATGGCGAATGTTCGTAAGAAACTGACTCAGCTATGTAATCAATTGGAGAAAAAGTACCCAGATCGGCCACAAGTGAAACTGATGGTAAAAAACTTTCGATCGGATCCCTATCGATTCATCGAGTCTACCCCTGATGAAGAGCACACCTCTTCCACGGTGAATAAAGGAGAATCCATCCATATGTGTTTGCGTCAGCGTGATGGACCCGATGAGGATCTGGTGAATGAAAATGTGATCATGTTCGTCGCACTTCATGAAATGTCGCATATCTCCACGGAGTCGATTGGTCACGGACCTGATTTTTGGAACAATTTTGGATGGCTACTCAAAGAGGCAGAAGCCTTACAACTCTATCAATATACCGACTTCTCCGCACATCCTGTTAAATATTGCGGTGTATTTATCACAGATTCTCCACGTTATGATCCAGCGAAGGATGGAACAAATTTTCAAATTGGCCAGATTCTTAAGAAAAAATGAAGATATTCTCTTTTCTCGTTCCATTTTGTGAAACATTATGGATTGGCTTTTTTTATAAAATGGCGATAGGGATGTCTTCCGATGTGGATTCCATTTTTCAGCCAATCATTTTGGATCATTTACGTGAAGACACGGCTCCGGTCCAATGTATTATATGGAAAGGAGGCGATGATTTTGATTTAGTTACACTTGAGGTCTATCCGTTTGATACCATTCATACCATCAAGCAAATGATTTATGACAACTATCATGGTGATCTAAGTTATTTACCGCGTTTTATCTTTGTAGGTGTACCGGTGGGTGATGACGCATACAGTGAAGAGCCTCCTTCGAATGAGGTAACGTATACTGCTGCGGACTTTTTATGGTATCCTCAAAATACAAATGATGTCTATTCAACCTATCAGCTTGCGAATCCAATTCTTGCTCTCACTCAACCTGATCTTCGCTTTGTGAGCGCAGATGGAAGCTATTCCAGCCCCAATTATGAGGTTCGTGCTCGAAGTACCATTGAGGATGTGTTTCTAAAACCACGCAATGGACGTATGCCTGTTCTTCATGTCTATCGACTTCGAACCCTTCTACAAGAATATACTCTACCTCAACCCGTATCGGAAGAGGAGTGGAACAAGAAGTTTGCCCCTTATTTTCCCGACGTTCGTATTCGTTCAAACAACGGATCCATCGCATATGAACCCAATGAGGATGATCGAGAGTATGCGAATAAAATCCACTTTTTTATCAATGAACGCACACAGTCTCTTGAAAACATCAATCAGCTTTTAAAGCGAGCCAATCATTATCCTAAAATCGTTTTGTCAGGTATCCGTCAATTAGCACTTACATGGAAAAAACCAATCAATGGATATGAAGGTCCAGCAAGTACGTTCTATCAATTACGTGTAACGGAAGATCGCCCTTTTATGCGTTTAATTCCCGCAGAGGGTTCACCCATTACCAAAATCCATGTAAAAGGCGTCGTTCCCATTCCTACCTTAGAGGATCCACGTATTCTCGAATTATGGGGAAAGGAAGGTAGTCCCACACAAGGTCAAGATTTCTGCTGTATCAAGTATCTCCAACGCGCTTCCATTGGAATTGTTCAGCCGATTTATGGAACGCTTCATCTTTTTTATGATGGTAGTATTAAACTCGTATTACAACCTCCTAAGAATATACCCAAATTAGACCCTCGAACGGATTTTCGTCAGTTCAATCAACGGTTGTCTACTTTATTTGAGGGATTGCCACAGGACTATCAGGACATGAACCTCAAAGAGATCTCGGCGATTTTTTCATTTAAGATCCCCATCCAAAGCAAGCGATTTAATAAACAGCGTCTTCTACAGCGACTCCCTTTTTTCCAATCGGTATTAAAAGAAATACCCGTCATGGGGGAGGATGACGCAATTCTTGCTCTGCGCTACAAAGCCGTTAGTCAGTATGCCTCAGAGGGAAAGATATTCATGTTTATTACACAATTGACAACCAACATGGCCCTGGAGGGGGAAAATCCTGATATGAATATTCTGAATGCGATCCAAAATGAATTTCAGATCTCAAAACGAGAAGCGGCTAATTATTTTGCGGATTGGTATCGTCAGCGAGGAACCTATACCATTCAGATCCCAGAAGAGGGTGAATTTATTGAAAGCTTCAATCCAGGAAGTGATATCCGAATCTATGCGAAACATCCCATTTATCATGTTCATGTTACACGCATTGAGCAACTTTCATCCTATCGTCGCATCTATACACTTCTCAGTCTTCTCTTTTTAGAGGAGGATGCCCCCTTTTTACTGGGAAGACCTGATATCGATGAAGAATATGAAGAGGTAGAAGAAGAAGTACAACATGTAAATCTATCACGTGAAGTGGTATTGGATGAAAAACAGGAAATGAAACAAGAACAGTCCAATGTAGTCATTCGTCCTGAGAACTATGGTATGATCGATGATCCCTTTTATACAGAGGAGGATTTATCACAGTTTGGAATCATCGATGATCCATTTATGAATCTCGCACAAGGAGCCGATACAGGAAGCGCAGCCGACGCATCGGTGAAGGGATCCATGAAGCCCGCTGAAGAATCCTCTGTTGCCGCCATGGCGGCGAGTTCATCCATGCCCATCGAGGAACAAGATGCCCTTTCAAAAGGTGAACTGATCGTCTCAGATCCTCCATCTGCCCCACCACGCAGTATGAAACGCACAAAAAAGGAGCCCTCTTCGAAGGCTCCTGCCCCCATTCCCAGCAAGAAGAGTGCATTGTTACAAAATCTCGAACAAAAACTGGTCAATCCTGATGGATGGTTTATTAAAAAATTACAGGAGATTGACGAGAATTTATTTAAATATAAGGGAGCAACCGTAGGAGAGAAAGCATATAGTCGTAAGTGCGCAAGTTATGATGATCGACAACCGTCTGTCATGACCCAAGATCAGTATGAAAATATGCGTACCGTTTATGAAAATGATCGAATTTTCTGGGTGGTCTATCCAATTGATGGAAATCGTGATCCCATTCCACCGATGGGAACGGAAGAAACGATTTATATCATGCGTTATGGTTCCAGCGCAGATTCGCTTAACTACTATTTTTGTCCAGAGTATTATTGTCTGAGTTGTGAAATAATGGTACGTGAAGTTGATTTTACATCCACCGTGGATCGAAATGGAAAACCCAAGCCTGCGAATACATGTCCCTTCTGTAAAGGAAAATTAATTGCGTACAAGAAAGCCGCTATGGATGGATATACCGTCATTCGTCGAAAGAAAGCGGACAGTTCACTCATCCATCACAAGTTTATTGATTTTATGTCAAAGACCACTCATCCTAAAAACTTGCCTCTACCTTGTTGTTTTCGAAAGGAACATCATGTACGCTTATCAGACAAAGAATTTGGCCATATTCGTGATGCGCTGCGCCCTCAAGATCCAGATATTCCTGAATCGAAAGCAATGGAGCGTGTGGAAGAGATTGAAAGTGATGAAGAGCCTGATTATAAGGATCTGGTATTAAATAGTAAAAATCCAATTGAATTTGCGAAACTGTTCGAGACGGTCCATCAACAATACATCATGGACTCGAATGCCCAACTCACGCCTGGAAAATTCGCAGCAATTCCTCCTCTATTTGACACGTTTTTCCACCAAAATTCAAAAGAGGACATTGTAACCCGTATTACGATCAAGTTAAAACTTCGTGCCACGGCGCATGGATTTCTACGTATTGGAACCGAGAGTACCATCTATGAATCCTTGCTAGGTGTGATTGCGCCACTTCTTACAAAGAACACCATTGCTGAAGTAAAGGAGATGATCGAGCAACTTGTTCGTCCTCGTATTTTTATGAACTCCCACTTTGGAAATCTGGTATTGGAGTTTTTTAATCCTGCGGATGGAAGTGCGATGCCCCCCACGCGCCAAGAGCTAATGAACTTCGCGCAAATGGAACTCGGTATTCCCTTGACAAGTGCCAACACATATGCGATCATTCGTATCTATAATTCATTCAAGCGATTTATGCGTTTTATCAATGATCCAACCCAACGAAAGGATCTGCGCCACATTCAACCGTTGCTCGCAGAGCCTGAGCTCTTTACGACTCGTGGTATTCAATTGGTCATTATGGAAGACAATGGTACGGAACCCATTACGGTAAAATGCCCCATTTTTGGCCTCTCCCCCGATCGCCATAAAAAGAATGACATTGTTTTTCTTTCGCGGACCATGAAGACCATCGGCTCCACAAAGAATAAATATGCCCACTACGAACTCTATGTGTATACCACGAATCGTCCCGCAAGAGGAGCAGAGACGGAAATTCACGAAAACATCATTCGATGGGATTACAATTCACGCCGTCATTGGCCTGATATCGTACGTACTCGTGTGGATGAATATCTTCACCAGTGCCAATCCCGTTACCGATCGATTTATTCCTCTCAACAGGGGGTTCATCCCATGGCCATGATTCCTTTGTCCTATGCGGTTCGAATGGCACCTTATGCCCCAGAAGGAATTGTGAAAGACTCTTACAATCATATTGTGGCCATTACCTTTCGTGTCAAACAAGGATCGCAGAACACGGTTTGTATTCCTGTGATCGATGATGGTGCGATTTCCATTTTGTCCTCGGTTATTTTTAAATCCATCTATTTGGACTGGGCGGATGTTGTACCTGCTTCCATTAATGAATATGTATCCTTTTATCATAAATTGTCCAACCTGTTTTCACTCTATCCTGGATACAGCATTCAACATGTGGTTGTTCAACGAATCGACGACACCATCTCTGGAATTCAATTGGCAAATGGCCTCTATCTTCCTGCGTCTCCTCCCAATGTCCCCTCTCAAACGGAAGAACAAACGATTCAAGAATTGGGTCTAGATACAGTGAAGGTGACTGAAATGGAGTGGAAGATTAACCGTGAACTGTCTGCGACAAAAGATATTTCTCCACAGACACCATGGCAGAATGTTACCCGTCCTATAACACAAGAAGACAAATGTGGATCAGATCCAGAAATTGTTCATGATACCACCAAAGAAGATTTAGATGAATTGTACCAAGTATTCCGCCTCATTGTATCCAATTGGATGACCAGTAGCCAAGGTGGCCCCGAAATTCGAAAGATGGTGGAAGACATTATTTTCAATGATGACCTGCCTGAATATGAGCGACGAAAGCGCATGTATATTATGTTATCTCCCACCATGCTTTCATGGTTTTATGAAGACGATGAACATTGGGAACGCTCTTCTACCAGCTTTTTACGAAAAGATTGTCGTCTGATTACAAGTGAAGAGGATTGTACTGGATCATGTCATTGGAGACAGGAAGATCAAAAATGTCTGATCCATGTTCCCAAAGAAATGGATCTACATGAAGAAAAAGGGGCACGTGTGGTGAATACCGCCGAATTATTTGTAAAGCGCGTAGTCGATGATTTGGTGCGCTTTCCCAATCGTCGTCTTCAACTCATGCGAAAGGGACAGATCTCAAAAGTCACGACGATTACCAAACCCATTCGCGATGGCGATCAATATATGATTCCAGAGGCATCCATCACATGGTCGAATTTGTTACGTTTTGATTGGCTCAAACAGATTCCAGAAGAGGCGAAATACTACGAAGAAATGTCGCGTGAAGCCACCGAGGAGGATGTTCTTCTTCCAAGCGGTGATCTGCCCGTGGAGCTACAGGGACTTCTCGGCGATGATACGGTATTACGATTTAAAGCGATTAGCGACAAGAAATTTCCAATTGTTAAGATATCAGGTATGATGGACGTTTCACTGGAAGAACTGGGTCTGGAGATGAAGTCACCCACCTTTACGTATTCCTCCTTGAAGGAATATGTTCTTCTTAAGAATACACCCATTGGATTTATTCATATTGGAGAAGAACAGCCGGTTCGCTTTTTGAAACCCGCGATAGGTTATCATGACGCGTCCATGATCATTGTTCAAATTAATGACGTCTTTGGATTATTAATCGAAGAAGATGGAAATCCACTTGTACAATTGGCGAATATGCCCAATTCATTGAAGGAAGCATGGTCAAAGGCAAGTGTGGTATTAATGAAAAAGAAAGTTGTCAAACCACCTGCCGAGGAGGAAATGGCTCCACCCCTGTTAATTGGTGTACCTCAAATTTTAGAAAAACAAGGACAAGTACCCTTAATTGTTCAAACGCAAGCAGAACAAACAGGCGCCCCACGCGTCATGAAACGTGTGAAGAAACCTCTTCCTCCACCGATGGTGATGGAGGAAGAACCCATAAAGGCTCCACGCACAATGAAACGAGTGCCTAAATCGACGGCAACGCCCTCGAAAGAACAAGCCGCCCCGCCAGCCGTCTCTTCTGAACCGGTCGTTGCTCCACCACGTTCTATGAAGCGAGTTCCTAAATCAACCACCGCATCCATTGAAGCGGAACAAAAACAAGAAGCATCGACTCCATCTGCTCCGAGAAGTATGAAACGCAATCCTGTACCACAAACACTCTCGGTCATTCCTGAACAAGAGAGTATGAGTTCTTCTTCTGCGAGTACATCGACATCGACTATGCCTACACCACTACGTTCGATGCGACGTGTTCCACGAATGAGTGTATCAAGCTCCTCTTCCTCTTCCTCTTCCTCCTCCACTCCACTTTAAAATTTAAACGAAAAGGAGGCGAGCTCTTTGGACGAGGATGGCGTTTCTTCTTCTTGAACCTCAGGAATCGGCAAGATGACCGATTGTTTACAGCCCATTTCCACCGCACGACGACGACATTCCATCATGTCCTCCACTTCGTCAGTAAGAATATTGAGGCGCATTCGACGATACGAGGGATTATCTGGATGAAGAATGACCAGATACAAATCCGCGATCTCTAATCCATAATATTTCTCAAGCATCCACTTATATACATTTAATTGAAGAGTATAATGCCAGTAATTTGTATCAGGCAAATGCTCCATCGGTGGCAATCCCGATCCAAATGGATTTTCCGACTTAATCTCTTTGGATCGTTTCCAGTCATAAATCACGAACTTATTGTCCGATCGACGACGGAACACCATATCAATGGAACCACATAGCTTAATCTTTCGCTCGCCCTGAACCGGTGTAAGAGAGTCCGTGAAGACCTCCCATTCGGATCGATAGGGTTCCAAATCCCCACCACAATCTTTCCAGAATTTCATAAAATACTTCCACTCCTTTGTCTCATAGATCGCGGGATCAATTTCCTCTTCTGCTCCATGAAGAAACTGCTCAATGGCCAAATGCATGGCCGTTCCCGCAGAGGAGGCCTGCTTTCCATTTTCAGACCATTCGCGCATAATTTCCTCATCGGTTCGGCCATAGTATTTGTTGGTCGGCCACTTAGGGCTACGTTTCATTTTCGCAATAATTTCTTTTGGCTCAAAATGAGGAAAGAACTCATGAACAAATCCTGTACAGGAGATATTCCCCTGACAAGATCCGTTTACATAGTATTTATGCGTGGGTTCATCAAAGGAAATATGCTTATCACGAGGGTGTTGATTCTCAAAGGACAGACGTTGCCACGGTTGCGGTGCCATTTTCTTCTACTTCGTTGATCGTTCTTAGGCCGTCAATACCGTGTCAATTTTATATAGGATAGAATGAGGAGAAACATGATATCCTATGATAAAAATAAGCAATCCATTACACCTTTTTATTAAAACGGAAAGTTGGCCAATTTCATGAGAATGCGACCGACTTTGTTTTCACCCTTAATAAGACCAGATGCCAGATCACGTGTCGCACCGAGATCAAGTGCGGCTGCCTTTGCCTGATTGGAACTATTGGAGGGTGCGGTGCTATAAATCATGTATTTACCACGATCGCGTGCGGCCTCTACAATGGTATTAAAACGATCATCGTGATTCAGACGGTATTGTAGAGCATTCTTAATGAATTCCACCTTAATGGTATCCCATTGAGCATCATCAAAGACTACACCCGATTTGTTAAGAATTTCACCCTTCTTGCTCACAACTTGGCGAACCTTTGTCGCCTCTTCTAACAATAATTCATAATCACGCGCGGTTTCGCTGACAACCTTTTCTTTACTGCGAACCGCGGCAAATTGCTGATGAATTCCACCCGTGACACTGAAGATATTAATGGCAAGATTGGCAGCATCCGTTCCCGATTTATTGCTCGCAAAGCGTAGACGCATGGCTGCCAAATAGTGCTCACATGTAGGATACATAACGGGTTGACCGTCGCGTGTCTGATCTGGATCAGGAATAGGAAAGGGAGCAGAGAGAGAAAGCCAACGACTGACATGAAGATCGGGTTTTCCTCCCGCGGTCTTCACACCCAGTACATCCTTTGTAATGGCGGAACTGGCGCCAAAGCGGAAGACCTCTCCCTCTTTAAAGGTACGTGTCGAATTATTCAAGTAACCCTTAATGGAGAATTCCTGGGCGGACGCAGAATCCGTTGCCACGGCCGATGCAGATTCATCAAATCCAACCTTTTCATCCGATTCCTCTTCCAATTCGATGGGTGGCATCTCTTCTGCGACAGGCATTTCTTGTTTTGCTTCGACTTCTTGTCCTCGGCGAAAGATAAACCAGCGATTTAAGAAAGAGAATTGTTTCACAGAATCAGTCATACGATATTTCTTCTTTGCCGCATCGGATTGCTGAGAGGATTCAAGCATACCATAACTGACATCAAATGTATTCGTGCTCGCATGTAAGCCCATTTCCTTTAATTCCGCATCATTGAGTAAACGAAATCCAATTTCGGACATACGACTCTTAAAGTAATCAAAGGAAACCAAGTATTCGCGATGCGCAGATCCAATGCTAATGAATTCTACATCGATGGGAAGACCAATGGATGTCTCATCATGAGTAAGCTCTTCCTGATCATATCCCTTTTTAAGGGTCCAAATGGGAACATCGCCCTCCATTCCTGTACGTAAATGCCCCATTTCAACCGAACGAAGAAGATTAAAGACGCGATTGCCATCAAAGCAACATCCAATAAAGAATCCGCCGACTTTTACGGTATCCGCGATATTCTTAAGAAAGCCATCGAGCATTTCCTTATTTTCAAAGAAGTAATGGAGGGCAAACATACACGAAACAATATCCACACCTGGGCGCAAGACACCTGCCATATGATGCTCCACATATTTAGGAACAGCGCCCTTAGAGGGATATTTTCCAAAGATGGTACGCAACATGTCGGCTTCTTCCTCATTGGCACCCGCCGATCCATCCAGAATCGAGCGACTGCTATTTCCAATGATAAAGGTCGCTTTGGGTACACGGCCTCCAAATTGGCGAAGAGCCTGAATGTAACGTTTATAAGCACCATCGCTTGAATTGGTGATGTTTTCACCTGCACTGTCAATTCCAACTACATAACGGGCGCCATTAAAGATCCATTTATTCAAATCACCTGCTTTACCACAGGCAACATCCAAAATGCTTCGAAGACGAGCATTCGGCACTTGTTTTAGCGCTGATCGAATAAGGATGTTGTCTTTGATATAGGTATTATGGAATTTCTGTAGACCCTTGACCAGTGCCAAGTTTTGCTTAGGGGCCTTGCGTTCATAATATTTTTTAGAAATCTCACCACTCACCGAAATGGTAAATGCTTTCATTTCTTCTTCGGTGGGCGCTTCATGACCGGTTCGAATCATGGATTCCGTAATGGGATCGTGAATGGAGTTCCATACACTGTTTGCGACTTCCTCATCGTTCATCATACCCGAATACTTGATATTTGGGCCACCACGTGCGAGCGCCCTCAGAAGACGTTCGGTTTTATCATGACGAATACGAGAAGGAACCCAGCGCCACCCCTGTTCCCTGGCAGGTTCATATCGCATTTCAACAATGGACCGATGGGTAATCGGCTCTTTGGTGTCTTCTGTGACAACATATTCCTCCAAGGTATCAGGATCTGTAATGACTTCACGATGGCATATATTGGCCATTGTATCGGAGAAATCGGCGGGAGTAAAGAGAATCGGTTGGTAACGAACGGTATCCTCCTTTTCCGCAGTGATGGGCATTTCCATCAGAATCGTATCACGGGGATTTTCATTGGCCTGGATCTTTTCACCACCCACATACAAACGCATGGTTTTGTATTGAATGGTACTCTTTGTCTCAGGATGGATGGAGGTGGTTGTTTTATCCATGGTAGGAAACGATGGATCTTTCTCAAAGTAGACCATGAAGTCGACGGTATTATCCTTAGCAGGCTTCCATTTGAATTGATGAATAAAGCGCTTACCTGCCTGAGAGGGCAAGGGTTGCGAATTGCTTGTTAAAATCAGACCATCGGTATGATAGATACGATTCATGTCCAAAATGGCAGAACATTTTTGCTTAAAGATGCTATCGCTGTTTTCGGCAGCAAATTCGAAATGCTTCATGGCGACCATGAGGCGTGTGGTATCCGTTACGCCTTTCGCGACCACTTCGCCACCCTCTCTCCAGTTCTTAAACCAATCATTCATTTTATTGTAGCGCGAATCCCCTTCCACATCGAGGAATCCATTTTTAAAGAGAGCGAAGGGGAGCCCTGATACATCTTTGCCTTCCATATGGTAATAAATATCGAAAATCAAATAATGATTGATGGCGTGTCCGAACTTTGAGGTAGTCACCCATTCTCCGTCCACCATGCTGTTGGCGCATTTTGGATTTTTGAGGCCTGTTCGATAGACATTCAAACTCTGATCGACCAGATACAATTCTCCTTCTTTGTTTACAAAGCCCATGGCACGCAAACCATCTGCCTTATCTGTCACATTGTATCCTGTTCGAACATTAGGAATGGAAGAGTCGATCACAGAAGACATGTTTTCAAGAAGCAAGGTAACAGGACCTACACCTCGAAAGCGTTCGGTACCGGTCATGGCATTGTATTCTTTACGAACCTCAGCGGACACTGAATTACGAATCAGCAAACTATTCTTCTGAATGGCACGCTGTACTTCTCCTACTGCGCGAATCAGGCACTGTAATGCCTTTTCACGGGTATCTGTTTCAGGTCCTCGTAGCAATTCGACTTCGACTTCATAACGTGGGACTTCATTCAGTACATTCTTTTCAAGAAAGGTCTTTGCCCAGCTGTAATCCCTGCGTCCTATCTCCGTGGGAGTCTGGCGAACCATGGAGAGATCAATACGTACACCCGTATGAAAGAAACTCCAACGACGAATCAAACGAAAGGCCTTGTTTTGACCATCCCATGTCTTTATGAGCTCAAGTACACGTGGGTCATCCTGGGAAAGATCAATTTCACGACGTACCTTGAAACGAATGTCATATTCAGGAAGATCAAGATTACTGGCACTAAAGGCACGGTCTTTAATCATTGCGGTAAAATCCTTGCCTTGTAGCGTATTATCTTTACAATAGGATTGTAGAATGCCAAGCCCATAAATAGAGAATCGAATGTGATTCGGAGTGATAATATTCATATAATCCTCTTGAGGGGTAGAGGTGAACTTTTTACTGCGGAGACGTTGAGCAATCTGAAGAAATTTATTGGAATCTACGATACCATCTACTCCAAATGTAGTTTCAAGTTCCAATATCCCCTGTTTATCGGCCAGCCACTGGTCAATAAATTGGATCAATTGTTCGGATTGCTTTGCAGTCAAGTCCATTCTAACTATAAAGTAGTATGATAAAAGTACCTTAAGTCTAAAGGGTTACTTTTTACTTTATGGTTATCATGGGTCAATTTTATTTCGCCCTATCGGGATACCACTTGATACTGTACCACTTCTGTTCCAAATCGTTCTTTAATGAGACGAATCATTTCACTGGGTTGAAAAGACGGGCTACAGCAAAAAAGATCAATGTAACAGGATCGATATTCAGGATAGGTATGTATGGTAAAATGACTCTCGGATAAGACATACGCGTAGGTATAGCCCATCGGGCTAAACTGATGTCCTGTTTGAGACATCACATTTAATCGAAGTTGATGAACAATTTCATCCAAGACAGGACGGCCACTTTCTAAAAAAGTGAGCAACTGTTCTCTGGATTCAGGCACATCGTACACATTTAATAGTACATGAACTCCAACCGATGGTCCTAGGCCCATACGCGACATTCTATACTATTCTTTCTTTTTAAATCGGGTTTAAGCCTTCCATTGGGAAAAGACGCGAAGTGTCTTCTGTTTTCCAAGACGCATCGAAAGAACTTCTTTGGTGAGTTTTTTATCGGTCTCTTTCCATGTAGGGGTCTGTGAAAGAATGGCAACCAGCTCTGCCTTTGTAGAGTCCATTTCGGGCCATTGAACAATCCATCCCTTTTCCTCCATTTGTTCTAACCACTCCCCCACATACTCCTTGATGGGTCGCGCAGACAAATCAACGGGAACTGCCACCCAATTTCCCTTGTAATCCACCACCCAAACAGGATCGTCCGCCTTCCAGTTACAGGGATCCGAGGAGAAGAAGATGTCACCCTTCAGATGGCTCTCGATTTGTTGTTCCTGATCCTCTGTCTTTTCTTGAACCGCCTCTCTTAGCATAATGAACTGGATATGACGCATCATGTCTAGCCCTTGATAGATGTCCGCGTAGTCTTTATCTTGTAGAGGAGCACCATTAAAGGAGGCAGCAAGCAATTCATAGATCTTCTTTCTCTTTCTTGAGAGGGCTGTATTCTTTAATTCATCGGTTTCTTGCTGAAGCGCAGTAACGAGCTCACTAATCAGTTGTTGACGGTTGTTTTTTTGACAAGCTGAATAATAACTTGGATCCATGATACAGAGAAGGACACTCAATAGACCCACAGGATTCATACTAACCGATACATATCCATTCATACCAAAGGACTGGAGGGAAGGGTCTTCTTTTGATACGGGTGCTTGAATCTCAATCGGTACCAATGCTCGGTTCCGATTCGGATTTTGCTGTGAAAACTGAATGAGTTCACGAAAGCTGACGTTTTGATATTGTTTAACAGGGGTAGTCATTTCTTAGTAGAAAGATGTGTGATTCGCTTTAAGTTAACAGGAGTGATCAAATTTTATTTTCAACCAATCCCGTGGACTGACTGCGAATATAATCAATTTCTTTTTGGCGGCTATCCATTTCAATACGTGTTTTAATACAAAAATCGAGGTATTCTTTAATCTGTAAATAGGATGATTCGGAAATGGATGCCAAATCAAAAAAAATACCATTCGAATTTTCCGTATAGGTTTCTTTTGTTTTTCGTATGATTCGATAGACCTCTTCTTGTTCCGATTTCACAAGCATTTTCATAATTTCAAACATTTTTTTGCGGTCTTCATAGGATGTCATTAGGATATGATTTTCTAATTCAGTATAGAACATCCATCATTCCCCTTTATCGCAGTCATTAAAGAGCCAGAGGCTCTTCTTCCTCACTCGATGAAGCAGGGACCATGAGTGGTGTAGAAGAAGAGACTACTTCTTGAGAGGGTTCTTCTTGTTCCTTCTCGGTCTGCTCTTTTGAGATGAAGAGACCACTGGCTAGAATATGAGGATCATTGATCGCAAATCGGGAACGTTTCATCTCAATTGTAATGGTATCACCGACTTCCACCATATCATATTCCATATCTCCAAGGTGTAAATCACGTGGGATACTGATACGAATGGCATCACGATAATTTACATACAATCCCATCTTATTCTTTCGAATGACCTTACCTGTGACACGACTGTCGTCCACTGGATAAATCACATTGCCCTGGAGCTTGACATAATAGATCGCATCGCCTGTAAAACGTGCCGCTTCAAAATAGCCCATCGAACGTGAAATGAGCTGAATGGAACCGGGAAGGACAAAGCCATGTTCAGAGCATTTGTTTTCTAATTGCTCACGAGCACGAACCAGTAATAGTTGGTCAATCGGTGTTTTTTTCAACTGATTCAGATCCTGAGCAGTTAAATGAATTTTCTTTTCAAAGAATGCAGTGGATTCCATATTGTTCTACTACCTATTGTTGTCTTTAGTCTCTCTCAATTTTATTTTTTGTATTTTTTAACAAACGCGGTGGCATTTGTACCATGTCCTGTATAAAAGGATCGTACTGGACGCAAAAACCAATGATGGTCCTCTAGTTCTATTTCTTCAGAAAAGCGCAAAAAGAGATTTAGTAATGTACAAATACGAACCGAGTTACGGATTCGCCCAGTCACCTGTGGAATGCCAAAATTAGTATATCCCTCTCGATCGAGCACAATTCCTAGCATCGATAAGGATTGAATATGGCTGTCCATGGAGCTGACAATCGAGCATTCACGACCTCGTCCAATCTTTCCACCAGGATAAGGGGGATCATTGAGCTTGAAGATGATCTTTCCATTTTTAGAAACATTATATCCATACACCATACCCATATGTTGATTGGTAATCGGAAAAGGGTGAATGGGATCATCTCGATCTTGCTGGATTTCGTTAATATAGGAAACGGCGCATGTGACAGCTCCTTCACAGATATACTGAATGGAATCCAGTTTGCTGTCCATAAATCGATGAATCACAACACGTCCAAGATTGTATTTTGATTCGTCCACACACTCCGCGACATTGAGATCCGTGGAATAGACCAAATACTTCTGATCCTCTGTCGTCAGCCACTCGTCCCAAAAATAGAATAGCACCGCACGACGAAATTCATCATCTAGATCATTACTTGATGTATGGTACATGCTATGGAATAGACGAATCATTTCAAAAATATGGTCCATTTGAACGAGTTTTTCTTGTTCTTCTTCCGCGATCAGACGACGACGCTGATCCACCTCATAGGGTGGGGCTTGATACTCTGGATTTTCAGACAATTGAGTGGTCCACTCCATGATTCCTCTCCAGAATCCCTCGACCGATCGCTGTAATTCCTGTTTTCGTTCCGCGTCTTCTTCTACCTTAATTTCAGGTGCCTCATATTCAATGGGAAGATAGGTATCACGCTTGATTGGAACACGCGCGGTACGAATGGCGAGAGGGATGGATATATCCATGTAAATATTGGGTTGGAATAGATAATATCCATTACAATATCGAATATATCCCGTCTTATCACGGTGTACCACCTGAAAGGCTCGATTATTAATAATCTCCTCTAGAATGCCGATGAGAACCATTCGAGGCGTATCACTGAATGCGTGCCAAAAATCATCGGAGCGATAAAAGGACTGTCGCATAAACAGACGCTGGATGCGGGTCTTAATAATCTGGTATCTCCATCGAGCAGAGTATTCATCATAGGTAGTATCATCCAACTCCAAATCCTTTACCGAGATTTCAGGTTTACATTTATAATCACAGGTTTCAATCCAATCGCATACTGCGGTAAAAGGCATATCATTAATATTCACCTCTTCTCGAATGGCACCTTGAGAGTCGATTTGACGAACGGCAGGTTGATTCGCAATCACAATCGCATCCTTGTTTAAATTACAATCCACCGCATTTTGTTTCATGATACGTGTTACATTTCCGACAAGAACGGCTTTATTGAATCCCATTCGATAACTGAACAAATCGGCTGTCTCTCGTTGTTCGATCTCCTCGGGCAATACCGCTGCGTACAAATAGACTGTATTATTTCTCTTTTCTCGAGGCAAGAGACAATGAGACATAAAACGAATGGCACGACCCAGAATCTGCTCGGTCTTGTTCAAGTGATACCATGAATCAATCACATGAGTTTCACGAACAAAACGGAGATCGACACCTTCGGATGCGAGCTGTGAACCAATAATCACCTTCATTTGATCACCGCGAGCATTATTGGATGCGCGTTGAAATTTAATGGTCTGTTCATTTTTTGGAGAAATGGCGGGATCACCTGTTAAAATGCCATAATAGGCCGGCGCAAAATTATGATTGGCATTTCCGTGATTTCTTTCTCGTAAGGGGCACAAGGCGCATTGACGACCTCCTGGGGTTTGGATTCCATCGGCCAACATACCTGTTTTGCGAATACCAGGATGAGGGGTATAACCATTTGCTTCCAATGCCAGAGCAAGAGGTAATGCTCCACCGCCAATAAAACGAGTGTACGCAAATACACATCCTTCTGTATTACGAACACGTTGAATAAAGAAATCGAATTTGGGACTGTAGCGTGCCAAGTTACCCACTGCAAGCCAGTCTGCACCGACCTCCTCTCGTGCTCGATATTGTACCTCGCCTGTCGCATTTTCACGCTGAAATACGGTACCAATAGAGTCGATATTGGTACGTTTCACATATGCTTCATACGTATTTCCACGAGTGAGCGCCGTTTCAGGGACGACAATGTTTCCCGCATGAACAATTCGATCCAGATCAAAGGTACTTAGACCCTTACCGTCTTCTCTCAGTGCTTCCATAAAGGAAATCGTAGCATCAAGTGTATCATCTTGAAGCTCAATGGGGACAAGTGGAAGATGCTCATAAAAGGTAATTTCTTTTTCATCATCGGACTCTAGAAGGGGGCCACCGCGAGGATTCAACTCGGGATAGTTATCAATTGTACGAACATCCTGGGGAAACAAACGGATGGGAAAGGAAATGGGATTTTCACCGCGCATAAAACTAACGTATCGCTTTGCGATCCATCCAATTCGCTCTTCTCCTTGAGGAGTGATGGTGCCATCTTTTAAGAAGAGATCTGCTTCCGTGATGGGTGCCTTCTTATCATTGATTAATAACAAATTAAACATGAAAACGATTTCCTTATAGGTGTTATACATGGGTGTCGCAGTAAGTGCGCAGAATTTCATTCCCTCGGAATATCGCAGAACATCCAACAAATAGGCAGTAAGTTTCTTTCCCGCTGACGCATCGTCTTTTTCTGATTTTCCTCCTGTATAGGATTGCTCGTCCTCGTCTGTAACATCGGCTACATCACGCAAATTATGAGCTTCGTCAACAATAACAAGGCGGTTGCTAAAATGACGGCGAATCTTCTCTTTTTTCAGTCGTTCTTTTACTTCATCACTGGCTCCTGGCGGAATACCTGCGAGGACTTGGTCACGAATGTAATTGGCAAATGCGATATAACCCATGATCTTGTATCGACGGCGAATTTGGCGATTGACCTGGCGCACAATACGCTCTTTATCGCGTTCATAGAGCGTATTCGATAATTTCATATAAGTGGTTCCTGTACACTGGGAGGCTTGATTGGGTTCATGTTCTTCTCCCAATTTTACCTTCGTGACATCAAAAATGGTTCGAAGAAATCCAGCCTGAATGGTAAGAGGGGCAATGATGAAGACCTCCTGTTGAGGATAGAGTTCGAGCCATGCTTCGGTGATTTGAATGGCGGCACACGTTTTACCGACACCAACACCATGAAACAGAAGGGCCGACATATAGGGTGTTTTAGGGGACATAAAATTGGCAACAAAACGCTGAACAGGTGTGACTTCGAATTCTCCCTGATCCTCGCAGGGATCCGATTTGGGTTTCCATGTACTCTGAAGGGATTCCGCAAATTCACGCTTCGCAAGAAGTTTCTGTAGAAACATGGGATCAATGATATCGGGGTACGCACCTGTTTCGCGCTCCCATTCGGATAATTCATTGGATGGAAATAGATTTCGACGTTGAAGTTCGGCCACAAGTTGATCTCGCTTTTTCATGTCGATTGTCGTTTTCCATGCCTCGAGAAGTTCACCATCAACCATTCCATGGAATTCTCCTGTATCCTTTGCGAGTTTGATTTTTCCATCCACTGTAATCAAATCGCGTTTCTTTAACTCTTGGTACAGAATGAGATGCTGTGTTTTGTCCAAGGTAGATCGATATAATCTCACAATGATTTCATCGCTGAAACCATCAAGTCCTTCTTTTTCATCACCTTCATTTTCCTCCTCTTCCTCTTCTTCCTCTTCTTCCTCCTCTTCCTCTTCTTCCTCTTCTTGTAGATTCTGTTCTACAATTCTTTCTTCCACCAATGATTGTTGTTTCTCTTCTTCATTTTGAACAGATTCAGCAAGATTACTCAGAATACTACTCGCATTTTCTAATTCAAGATTTTCCTTAAAAGAGGAAGGCTTTGAAGGGATGGATGGAATGCTTTGAATCGATACTGCGTCGATCTTTTCAGATGGAGCAATGTCTAGGCCACGTTTTTTCAATTCACGAAGTACAAGATTTTTTTGTTCATTGTTATTACCAAGCATGTTTTTCATTTCCAGGATGTCACCATCTTCCAACTCTTCTAAACCAGTTATGTCCTCTTCAGGTTGCGGTTGATTTTCTTCCTCGATGGGTAGAGAGGATAAAGGAATGGATTCATTTGGAACATTCTGATCAGGAACAGATTCAGAGGGTGCTAGTTCAGAGGATGCGAGAGGTAGACTGCGTTTTTTGAGTTCACGAAGAACAAGATCTTTTTGATCATTATTATTACCAAGCATGTTTCTCATATCAATTAAATCATCATCGGAAACATTTTCTAATCCAGTGATGTTCTCACTCGATACTTCTTCAACAACAGGAACAGTTGATATAATATTTGTATTGAGACCTCGTTTTTTTAATTCACGAAGTAATAATGATTTTTGATCATCATCGTTTCCAATCATATTTTTCATATCGATTAAATCCTCATTGGATACATTTTCCAATCCTGTTCGATTTGTTTCCAATTCTTCTTTACTTTTGATTTCAGATGATTTTATTTCTGCCTCTTCCTCATTCTCCTCATTCTCCTCTTCCTCTTCTATGATATCCGTGCCTAGTTTCTTACGACGATCAATTTCTTTATCGATAATGTGAAGAGTATTCGAGTTCGTTGTTTTCTTTTTTAGGTTTAAAAGAAGATGATAGGGTATACTGGATAATCCAGCATTATTATTCTCCTCTTCTTCCTCTTCTTCCTCTTCCTCCTCTTCCTCCTCTTCCTCTTCGTTATCAACCTCTTCGTTATCAACCTCTTCGTTCTCAACCTCTTCGTTCTCAAGCTCTTCCTCCTCTTCCTCTTCGTTCTCGTCCTCTTCGTTCTCGTCCTCTTCGTTCTCGTCCTCTTCATTTTCTTCTTCCACCTCATTCATGAAGAAATGATCCAGTCCTCGTCTCTCGAGTTCAATTCGTAAAAGACCACGTTTATCACGTGGAGTTGTTTTCTTCATGGTAAGAAGCGTCTTGTCTGGTATTTTTTCAAGACCTGTTTTGACCGATCGTAAACGTAATAATTTATCAATTAAACGTAATTTTTTCTTATCACTTGTCTGTGAACGAAGCATCTGTAAGGTAGCCGTGTCGATTCCAACGAGTGTCGATACATTCACATCATTATCACCTGCTCCACCACGTAGGCGCAAATAAGGGGTAATATTGACTCCTCGATGGCTTAGTACCTTTGCGAGAATCGAGCGTACTCTAGGATCAGTACTACGTCGAAAAATGTTCAACAGACGTTTAATACTAGACTTACCCGTCATTGCTATATAAGTCTAACATTTGATTTAAATTTAAACACATAATAACGTACTCATACCCGTTCATTGGGTAAAATAGGATAAAAGTTCTTCATAATTCGACCTGCCTTCAACAGAATCTCCTGTTTTTCTATATTATCCGGACGAATCTTTGAAATGGCCTCATCCAATGTACACCATTTAATTGCGCCAATTTCACGGGTCATGGTATCATTGTTGGTATTTAATTCTACCACCGTATTTGGTTGACAAATCGCAAAATAATATTTATGGCAATAATGAACATGATTGGATCCAAAAAAAGTTTCCGTTAAACATCCTGTATTTTGAATCACTTTAAAATCATCCCGTTGAAGACCCGTTTCTTCTTGAAATTCACGAATGGCACATACGATATCGGATTCATAGGGATTTCTCCTACCCTTTGGAAATCCCCACTCGGGTTCATCCCATTTCGAAGGATATTTCTCCACAAATTCAGCCATACGAGGCTTCATGAGCTGATATTTTCTTTCCGAGGTCTCATAATTGTTTTTATGCGACTTTACACTGGATGTACCACCCCACATGTCTTTCCATAATTCATCAAATGTTAATGTTAATAAACGCTGTTGTTCACCCTTTGTCATGTTTAGCATTAACATAGAGATATAATTTTCATCAAGATGGCTGTATTTACCACGCATAAATTCAAGAAAAGAAAGAGAATCCTTTCTCTGAATCAATAAAAACTCCATGTTCGTATAATGAACGGGTAGATGCGAGATAGAGGATGATGCCGATACGGAAAGTTCAGGAAATCGAACCGCAATGATACCATAACTTGTCACTGGCGCTGGACAATTTCGAAAGATATGGCCTGATTCACCACAATTTGTACAATGTTGTATCCGGTTATGAGCATATTCTATATGAGACATTCTTATCCAAACTATCCGTTAGAGGCTTTAATATCTCATCCTAATCCATTGCGTTTAATGAATAAATAAGTTGAATAAAATAAGAATAAGATGCAGTTTCCACCTACTGTTTGGGGACCCTTTTTTTGGCATACCATCCATATTGTGGCGCTTGGATATCCAAAAAATCCATCCTATGCGGACAAGAAGTCCGCAAAAGAATTTTATGAATCCCTCGCATTTCTTCTTCCATGCTCCGTTTGTAAAGAGCATTACAAAACCCATCTTAAAAATCATCCCATCACTCCCTATCTGGATTCACGGGCGGATCTAATGAAGTGGACCATTCTTGTTCATAATTCGGTAAATAAAATGCTGAATAAGCCCGAATGGTCAATGGAGGAAATCATCGCATATTATGAACGTCTGGGACGCCGAGATCGTTCTCCTGTTTGGACCAAAGAGGACATGAATGAAGTGGATTATCGATCCTTTGTTCGAGGTTTTATAACAAGTGGCTTTCTTTTTTCAGCAATTGGCGCAGGATTCTATTACATGATGCCTACTAGGTTATAAATCATTAAATAAATAAAAATACAAAATGTATTTTATAAACAAAGAAAAGGAATATGGCACAACCCAGTACCACAGTAAATATCAATCAATACAATGTCACGAAATGGATGAATGATAAAATAAATAGCGTCAAAAATACATTTGCGAGTACAACATCCAATTCGTCCTCGAACAATTCTTCATTTACCTCCCGATTCTCTAATTTCAGCATGCCTTCTTTTTCATCCTCTGGTCTTAACAATGGATCAGACGGATGGCTATCTATATTAGGGCGTATTGGCGCTTACCTTTTTTCCATTGTATTTGTTGTTCTTATTATTAGTTTCTTTATTACACCCATCATCAAGTTACGTCCAGGTGATCCCGGCTTTATCTATATCCCGCTAAAGGACGACGGTGTCCTTTTTTGGCCAAAGGGAAAAGACAATGAAATCGACAATAAATTACTTCCTATCAGTGAAACCTATTTCAATTATTCGATGATAATGGATGTTCTCATCGAGGATCCTAATCCCTTTTCAAGAAACATTCGTCTGATTTTTGCGCGTGCCCCCACGTATCAATCCTCTACCCCCACTTCATCCACCATTCCCACCGAATTATTGAGTAACTACAACTTGATGGTAGGATTGATGCCCGATACCAATGATATGATTGTTTCCGTGCTTAATAAAGACTCCAACTCCGAAAATGTCATCGTCCATAATATTCCCATTCAGGAAGTATTTCGCCTTGGAATTGTGGTCATGGAAAACACATTGGAAGTATACATCAACGGTCATCTTGTAAAGACGCGATCATACATCTCTCCACCCAAGGCGGTAACGGGTCCAATTACGGGTGGCGCAGGAAAAGATGTGACAGTGGCTAAATTGCGTAACCTGAAAATATGGAATCGTATCTTACGTACCGCCGAAATACGTGAATCCACACCCCCATTAAGTACCTATGCGGAAATGGGAGGAACTGCTTCTCCTGCTACAGGAGGTTCATGTTCCGCATAATTCCCTGATGAATCATAATAAATGGAATCATTTAATAGTAGAATGATTCCATTTACGGCACAAATTATTGTTGCGATGCTTATTTTGATCGTAACTTTTTACGTAGTCGTCTATGTGATTTATGAAAAGAAAGGTACGAACGATATGTTACCTAAAATGACACCGTTGAATAAAAAAACCAAGGTGGTGGATCCGGATGAAGCGCGCGATAAATTAATTGGAAGCGCGGGATGTACTGTTCTTGGGTTTTTTAAAATACAGACGGGAGACCGAACTACAAAATTTAAGGATCAATATTCCTCCTTGATGGAGATTCCAGAAAACTGGTATCTCGAGATTGCTCCCTCCCCCATTGAAAACAAGCCCACCAGTGCCCGTCTTCGCATTCGTGTAAAGGACAATCAGACCATTCGAACAGAAATCATCGATTTACCCTCCATTCCTCGTCAGAAATGGGTCATGATTGCCGTATTGCGAGATGGTCGACGATTTGATGTGATGTATGACAATAAGACGGTGATGTCGCATCGTTTGAAGAATTATCCTGTTATTATCAGCAATCCTCTGAATGTAGGAAATCCGAGCCTGGATGGTTCCGTGATTCATGTGGTGATCAATAATCGTCGTATGAATCCAATGGAAGTGGAGAGAGAGCGTACATCATATGTTGATACAAATAATGTTGTGTTTGAAGATCACGCGATCTACGTCAGTTTTCCTCTACCTACTATTAAATTATTTGGACAATGTCCTCCCGGATTTCCATGTGATCCTGTTACAAAACCTCCCAAGAATAACTTATTGGCATGGGAAAGCCCCTATTAGTGTTTTGGTGGAATAGAATATCGTTGTATTTGACAGAAGAAGATGGATACCATTAACAATAGTTCGTCCCCCGTTGTTCGCATGATTCCTGCGTTGATGGTATTTGCGGGATTGATTGCCTTATATTATTTGTATCAATACCTCTTTGGCTATCGTTCATTGAATGCTTATGATTTGGTAACCAAAACACAGAACGCAAAAGTCGGCGACGGTGATTTTATTAAGCTCACCTCCGATAAGCTTCCAGGTTTATACGAAGGTGGTGAATTTACGGTTTCCACCTGGTTTTACGTGAATAATTGGTCCTACCGCTCAGGAAAGAACAAGTGTATCTTGCGCGTAGGTGGCAGTAATTTTGATACCATTCGTATTTATTTGGGAGGCACAAAGCCCAAACTGAACGTTCGTATTCATACAAGGGATTCAAGTTCAACATCCACTACGGCTCAGGGTGATTCATTGGCCAATCAGACGTTGAATGCCACATTTAATACACTACAGACGGATTCCACTCTATTGGATTCACCCTCTGGATGCGACCTCCCAGAGATCGATCTTCAGCGTTGGGTCAATCTGGTGGTTGCAGTCAATGGTAAATTGGCGGATATCTACATTGATGGCAAATTGGCCCGTTCATGTGTCCTGCCTTCTCATTTTAAGGTGGACTCCAGTTATTCGGCCTATGTAATTCCTTATGGTGGTTTTGGCGGTGAAATCTCAACCACCGTGATGTATGACATGGCGCTCAACCCAGAAATGATCTATAAAAATTACATTGCGGGACCACAACCTATTACAAGTTTCAGTGACATGCTCAGTTCCTTTTTTACTTTTGGAATTAATGTCTCCATCGATTCCAAATAAATAATACAATGAAATAAAAGGAGACAGATGTCAATATTTGGTAATAATTCTACTTCAGTGAATCCAACAACGGATAAGTCCGGTTCGATGGAACAGCTGATTCTTGCGACTGTCTTAGTGATTGCTCTCTATATTTCCCTTATCTTTGTTGAAATCGCATACAAATACATTAAGCGATTGACGCGTGATCGAGTGGAACTATTGCCCTACACCTACGTGATGGATAATAAATCGGTTGTGATTACACAGGACCCCAATCAACGTGACGCAAAGACGGCCAATCTATCAGAAAATGAACGCACGGGTATCGAATTTAGTTATTCCTTTTATTTGAATGTCCATCCATCCACCTTTCGCCAAGAATATGGTCTCTTACACATCTTTCACAAGGGATATGCGAACCAATTCCCCCTGTTGGCACCCGGTGTTTACATGCGATCCGATAAGAATACCTTGCGAGTGTACATGAATACCTATAAGACATGGAACAATTATATGGAAGTGGACAATTTTCCTGTTGGAAAATGGGTTCATGTGGCCATTGTTTGTAAAGAAAAGGCCATGGAGATCTATTTGAATGGCAATCTTTCTCGTAAGATGTCATTTGATGGATATGCGCCCTACCAAAACTTCCAGGATGTTCAGTGCTTTAATCAGCGTCGTATTTCTCTTCGTCAGTCTACCACATCTTCCGTGGATGGAAATGGATTTGATGTATTTGGTGCGACAAAGGGTCTACTGAGTCGTCTGACCTATTACAGTTACGCCCTTTGCTACGCAGAGATTCAAAAGATCATGGATGAAGGCCCATCTACACAGATGGATACCACTACCATGAGTGATGTGCCACCTTATTTAGCGGATAATTGGTGGCATACTTCCGTTAGTTCAGGAAGTTCAACTTCGATATAAGTCGACTCCCGTCTTATTGTAAATATGTAGGTATTAAAGGACATACATATTTACAACGCTAAATTAGCAATGCCAGGTGGTGGTCTCTTTTCACTGGTTGCCTACGGGACACAAAATATTTTATTAAGTGGCAACCCTGACTTTACCTATTTCTATAAAATCTATAAGAAGTACTCCCATTTTGCGGAGGAGTCGTTGTCCTTTGCGATGGATGGTCCACAGGAATTATCCTATGATCAATCGATACAAGTTCGTTTTAAAGTGGAACGAACCGCCGATCTGATTCGTGATCTCTACTTTGTATTCACACTTCCTGATATCTATTGTAAATTCGTGGATTTACCCTTGACAACCGTTACACCCCAGCGAACCGCACAATATAATTTTTCATGGGTGAATTTTATCGGATGCCATATCATTCAATCCATTGGATTCTACATCGGTGGTCAAAAGATTCAAGAGTTTGATGGAACCTATTTAATGATTAAAGCACAGTCGGATTTGGATGGCAATGCTTATAAAAAATGGGAACGCCTAGTGGGAAATGTACCTGATTTATATGATCCCGCGAATGGTCGATATGGTGGTGGATCAACGGGTGTAGGATATCCACTGGTCTACAATAACAACGGACCAATGGGAGATCCCGCAACTCCCCCCAATGCCAACCGCCCATCCATCAAGGGTCGACAAATCCAGGTCCCGATTCCATTTTGGTTTGCCGAGTCAACCTTTGGAGCACTCCCCTTGATCGCCCTCAGTCTTCATGAATGCGAGATTCGTATTTCCCTACGCCCGATAAATCAACTCTATCGCATTCTGGATGCGAATGGATACTCGGTTGCTCCAGGATATCAATACAATCCCTCACCTGTTCCTCAGCAACCCGATAATGTATACTATACTTCTGTTGGGGATATTACGGATGTAACCATTAATAATTTTTTGACGGATGTAGGTGTTCCCAAGCCATTGATCAATACCTGGCAATTGAATCCTCGTATTCAGGTGACCTATGTCTATGTGACGGATGAAGAACGTCAACAATTTTCTTCAGAGCCACTTCAATATCTGATTCGTCAAGTTTCTCGATTTGATTTTGGATCCATTGCTTCGAGACAGCTGGTGATGCTCGATATTCATGGTCCGATGGAGCGCATGCTGATCGTCCCGCGTCGATCGGATTCATTGACCTATCGAAATCAGCCAACGAATTTTACCAATTGGGTAAAGCCAGAGAGAAGTTCGTTTATTCCCACGGATGGTGGATGGACGGATACTGTCAATCTCATTTCATCCAGCGGTCAACAAATTCAGAATGGACAACGCTCGATTTTACGAGGACTTACCATGATTGGCGATGGAATTCTTTTACAGGAGGAAAAACCGATTGAGTATTATACTCAGGTCGTTCCATGGAAATACACGGAGGGCAATCCAGACGAAGAACTCGTGATTTATCCATTTGGTCTAACCTCACCGACACAACAGCCCCATGGAAGTATTAATTGTAGTCGTATTCGTAAATTACAATTGGATCTGGATGTAAATCCACTTCCTATCAACAGTTTTTACAAATATAACATTACGACGTATGTTGAAAGTTTGAATTGGGTCACCATCGCATCGGGTATGGGAGGCTTGAAGTATGCGTTGTAAGCATCGTTCAATCGATGATACTGCGAATCATTTAATGACAATAAATTCTATTCTTGTCATTAGAATGTCAGACAGTGGTCTTTTTTCCAAATTAAAAAACAAGGTCGCCTTTAAGGTTAATCAGGCAGTGGAAGATCCAGAAGCGGAAAAATACGCAAAGGAACAAGCGAAATCAGACAATTCGCCCCCTCGTGTGAAGACCATTGAGGAAATTCGTCAAGATCGTTTCAATGAATTCAAAAAAGACAAAGACTTTGAAAAAAATTTCGGAGAGATCGCATTTAAATTAGTACCAGAAACCGCGATAAAAAAATTCACAAAACAAGGAAAATCGGAAAAAGAGGCCAATGAGCTAACAAGAAAATACTTTGATACGACCCTCCTTCCTTTAATCAATAAATCCCTTGATGAAGGTGCGACGGCGAATCAATTGATTCGTGTTCTAGAGGATCAACTCGACATTCTTGAGGACGATAGTGATCCAAATACGATCAGCCCTTCTCGTATTGCTAAAAAAATATGGCGTTATATCGTACTGATTGTCGAGCATTTATTTTTTCCACTGGTCTCCATCATTGTATCGATGTACATTGCGAATGAAATGATTGTCTATCCCGCACCCATTCGAGCCATCTTTTTTGTAGTCACGATGGTCGCATGCCTTCTTTTTCAACCTGTCGCAATGGGTTTGATCATATTTTATATGGCAAAATCGGGATACAGTTATTACGTGAATGAGATGACTGCTCGAGAGAAAAAGAGAATCATGCCGACTATTTTTTCGATCTTGCCCATTTCAACTCATAAACCTGAAGAGGGTACACTTTCGTATCTATTGTATTATCCCTTTACCTATCCAAAAACCAAGAAGGATGAAGAAGAATTACCCAAAATCATGGAGGAATATGAGCTGTCGTTAAAAGAGTCTTTTCCTTATTTGGAAAAAATAAAAAGTCTCCCTTTTGTGGCAGAGGGACTTGAATTAATCAAAAAGAACCTGGAGGAACTTCATCAGCCGAAAGAGGAAAAGGCAGAGGAACCTGGTCCTGTACCAGAGACGCTTGTTCTAAACAATGAAACACGTAAACAATTTAATCGTTTAACGTCCAATCAATTACCTCCCACCATCGATCAAGGATCAAAACCTTCAGAAAATGCGGAACCCTCATCCAATACGACAAATAAGAATGTCCCACCTCCTGTAACAAATAACACCTCCAAGAACACGCAAGCTCCATCCAATACGACAAATAAGAATATCCCACCTCCTGTAACAAATAACACCTCCAAGAATACACAAGCTCCATCCAATACAACAAATAAGAATGTCCCACCACCTCCCTTTAACAATACTACAAATAAGAATGTCTCACCGCCACCCTTTAATAATACGTCTCAACGTACAGAAACGTCCTCTACTTCGACTGCTCCACCACCTTTCAACAATACCTCAACAAATGTATCCTCTGTAAATGCCGTTCCTGTTGTAGTGGCAACGAATACAAAAGAGGAAAAGAAGAATGAATTGCCCAATCAAACAATTCCATTGCCTCCAACCATTTCTTCATCGGTAGAGGAGACAGGCAAAAAAGAAAATACATCTCCACCGACAACAGTCGCAGAGAAAACGAACAAACTCTCACCAGTTACCTAAAGATTATAAAGTAAGAATGAATTAAGTAGAGAATGAACGATGCGTATCACTATGAAAAGCTCGTTATATTAAATAATGTATATCAAAATACATTTATCGATGATGATACATCCTCTTTCCATAAATCCAGTCTAATTATGAGTGAACTTTATCCTCATCAAAAAACAATGATCCAAGGAATGATGCGTTATCGTGAAACAATGACACGTGGGGTGTTGATCGATCAACGGGCAATCAATGGAAAACTAGGTATTATTGGCGATCCACATGGATCAGGTAAAACATTATCTGTTTTATCCTATATCGCGGCGACATTGGCAGTACCTTATTTACCGATGACTAATGAATTGTCCGATTATTCGACCCGTTATTTTTTCTCGCATGATATGCGTCACATAAGTGATAAAAATGTATCGAATTTAATTATTGTCCCGCATAGTCTATTCAATCAGTGGAAAGAAGAAATTAAAATACATACAATGATGACGTATGTTCCGATTGAAACCAAACGAATGATCAAAGAAAATGAAACACTTGCTAAAATTACTGCGTCCGCATTTGTTCTTACAACAAATAAATGTTATCGATATGTTCAAGAGTATGCGAATCGTAATGGAATTCAGTGGAACAATGTATTTATTGACGAAGCCGCATCGATCTATTTTCATCCAGCGGATCCAGCACTCTCTTTTCAATTTCTATGGCTAATGACGAGTCAATGGCCCTCTCTTCTTTTTAAGAATCCTACCATTCATTCTCTTCAACTCTATGCGCTAAAGGAGCATGTGAATCTTCATGAAGAACTGGGTGCCTGGTTATTGGATCCCACCCATGAACATTATGATTACCCATTAATTTCATCCGCCTATCTAAAAGAATACATCCCCTTTCAGCATCCACAACGAGGTCTACTTGTATTACGTAATTCAACAACATTTCTTCGTGAGAGTATGAAATTATATCCGATGAATGATCAAACCATTTCATGTAAGCCAAACATTACCATTCAATCCATCACGAGTTATTTCCTATCAAGAAATCCACCCATTACGTTTGGATCTTCACATATCCCCTATTTATTTCAGGCACTCGGTGTTGATTTTATGTCATATGATCAATATGTGGATCAGCAACCGACGGCAAAGAAGACACTTATTCAACATAAACTAAAAGAGAAGGAATGCCTGATTTGTTTTGATCCCTGCGAATATACTACCATCGTAAATTGCTGTTATAATACGTATTGTGGAAAATGTATTTTGAAAAATATGATCATGAACCCTCCAAAGTGTCCCACTTGCCGTGAAACCGTCTTGATTCCTAACATGACATGTATCGAAACCCTGACTCAAGAAGATCGCATGCTTTCGAAGAGTAAAATGGAAGTGTGTCTCGACTTATTTCGAAAGAACCGCGATGGACAATTTATTATCTATTCATCCTTTGAAAACATCTACTTTCAGATGTTTGAAGAAATGGACCGTATGGGAATTAAAGCAGAAAGAATAGAGGACAATCTATTTTCACTGATTAAGGTACTTCGTAATTTCAAAGAAGGAACTACGCAGGTCATCTTTTTATCCGATGTTAAGTTGATTCGAGGCCTTTCTTTTTCGTCGATTTCTCATCTGATTTTTTACCACGAACTGCCTTCTTCCGAATTGAAGGAGGTTTTGATTCACTCGGCGCAGCGGCTAAACAGGAAGAACCCATTACAGATTCTTCATCTGAATTCGGAGATCCAAGTTTAACACCAAGTGTATCATAGATTTTACCTGTTTGATGAGTGGCCCATTGAGTTACACATCGAAAAGGAATACGATATTCATTCGCAACCCGATTCATTTCCTTCCAGGCATTAAAAAGAGCAGATTGTTTTGTTAAGACGAGCGTATATTGAAGCTGGGACGGTTCTGGTATTTCACTCGGTTTTTCATACTGCTGTAAATAGATATTAGGGTATTTTAATTTAAGATGATAGGATAAGGGAAGTAAATTCCAGCATTGATGGAAAAATGCCCAGAAATCCGCACGATCGCTCCAACGTAAATAATCAAGAATGGTTTCATAGGCTTCAAAGGGTGCTTTCTTCAAGTACAAGGGCAAATTCTGGTGAAAGAGAAGACCCGCAAGATTCGCATCCTTTGTTTCTAGATCCAGTTCATCGGTTTCTCCCCAATTTTCAAACAAGGTAAACCACGCGGCACGAATGGCAACATGAATATTTTTGTCCACAGTTTCGTCTTTTTTAATCCCATAGGAGGAGGATCGATCCTGATAGATAAGACTCTGGGAAACCTTTCGAATGTCGCCTAATTGATACAGCGAATCAGGAATATCCTTTTTAAAGAATTCGCTGAGTTTCACCTTTTCAGGCATATGTACATGGAAGACACAACAGTACTTCAATAGTTGTTGCATAATTCGTCCCTCCAGAATATTACAAATGAGAACCAGCGGACAATCTTCGGAAAAATTACGTTTTGACTTCAAATAATCCAATAATTCTTGAAGGCCTCCTTTTTCTCCCTGGGACAATCCGTCCATTTCGTCCAAAAGAATGGCTCGTCCATTTGGCGTACTCGGATGAATCCATTTGCTTACACCCGTTTCGATCAAAAGAGGCATAATGGTCTGACGAAAGCTCGAACCCGTTCGTGTATGACTCGCATTAAATTCTTGAATCCAGTACTGACCCTGTTTACAGACTCGATAGACCATGGTCGTTTTACCCACACCAGGAGGACCAATCAAAAGAAAGGCGGGATGAGATCGGCTTTTGAGCCATTTGAGCATTGCCTCTTCAATCTCAGGATGTAAACAGGCCGTCTCCTTTTCTGGCAAACTGGTTCGAACCATCTTCTATCGTATGGATGGTTGATGTTCTTTACATTCTCGGATCTATGCTATAAAAGCTAACATTTCTATAAATAGATCGATCTGCATTCAACGGGATTCGAACCCATGTCTACTGCTTGGAAGGCAGCAATCCTAACCACTAGACGATGAATGCGTATGTAGGTCTCCCTACACTCACTTCGTAGGAGTTATTTTATGAAATTAAACGCAGGATGGCTGAGCACTCGAACCAGACGTAGATCCAGCGGGACGACGTTGCTTTGTACAACCCTCGCCATTGGTAATACCCTCCCATGTGAGACCCATACTGATCGCACGTTGACACAATTCATTATTTTTTGCCTCTCCATCCGCTGCCGTGGTGGTCAATGAAAAGTAGTAGTCATCACTGGCAGGAGCATCACCTGTTGCGGGAAAGGACTTCAAGGTTCCATTGCGTGAAACACCGATGCGGTCGATACATGTCTTTTGTACTGTTCCATCAGGCTTTGTACGGTCATAATAGGTCAAAAAATCGGGACAACTATTGATGGAAGGGGGCCATGAAACCGGGGAATCAGCGAAGATGGATGATTCGCTGGCAAACCAGCGAAGACCATAAAGTACGAACAGACCTGACCCGCAAATAAAAAAGATGAAGGCGGCAATGGAATATTCCATATTGGTTAATTTATATGTGCCTCCAGCAACAACAATCAATGCGGACACAACAAAGATGACTAAATAGATGTTGAATGTCATTCCTATTAACATAGACGTATTTTTAATTCATTTTTGTAGTTCACATACCCATTTGTAGTCGACTGTTGTAATAAATTCGCAACTTTTAAAAACAAGACAGGGTTAGAATGACATCGTATGGTGCTCCAAGCAGTGGTTTTAATTTGCCCTATACAAGTTATGGTGTAAACGGTCAAAATGGCCGAGTGACCTTTCATGGAAAATCCACAGAAACAACCGGTCGCACGGTACCGGATCGAGCAGGATTTAGTCATCCCGTTACGGCAGAAGCCGATTTTTCAGGTGATATGCTCCGGGGTAACTGGGAACAAACAGATCTTTCAAAGGCCTTCTTTACCCGTCGCAATCTGGAGAGTATTCAAAAGCAAATTCGCGATGGAGTCTATCGCGCCAGTGGACCCAAACAGTATACGATTGATGATCAGGATGTGGATGAGATTAAAACCATTATGCGCGCCATGTACTTGACCTATGCGAAAAACAACCCTTTTCAGATTGATGCCCAGATCAATGAATTAAATCGTTTGGTGGTCGAATGGGCCGTTCCGCGTATTGTTTCGGAGATTGATCAATATGCCTTTTATTTGAAGGATATTTCTCATCTGCCCATTCCCATGGAAAAGCCATTGAATGTATCCTCGGCGGGTACCAAGTCGCTTCCGTTCAAGCCGATGATGTAAGGCGCTTTTAGAAAAAGCGCGCAAAAACCAAATAATATAAAGGATACATTGTGTTATATATCAATGTCATCCTTAGAATCAGACAAGCATACGGAAGAACTCGCACAAACCATCCGTATATATATGCGATACAGGGACTGGTTTCATTTTACAGCCGGTTTTGTAAGTGGTACAATGCTTACGTATTATCTAATGAAAAAATAAAGGATTGCGTAATAAAATAACATAGTCTCATGAACATGAGTTTATTTTATTTTCCAGCAGTTTTTTTTACTCGACGAATGACACGTGGCGCAGCCTTACCTGATTCAGAAGAGGCAATTGCCGTGGATTCTGCTCGTCGATCCTCCGCATAGACCTTCCAGGCTTCTTCAAATTCATCCAAATCATTCATCCACAAACTCACATCCGTTTGCTGCGTGAGATGATCCACCTCAGCCCGCTTCTCCTCAATCTGCTTGTCCAACTCGACAATCGCCGCCTGTTTCAGACGATCAATGCGCATGCGCAGAACATAATCGTAGGAGTCATAGGCATCAGGCTTATCCACATTGGACAACGGGGGAATCTGATGCGCCTTCAGGGCTTCCACAATCTCCTCATCGGTTTTCTTCTGAATTACGAGTGTCTCATTCAGAATGCCCTGGATAAAGCGACGCTTCGCATCCAATTCGACCATCGCCTTTTGAAGCACTTCCAACATCATCACGCGTCGCGCCTCGTACATGGGAAGACGCTTTTGAACAAATGCTTCCAATAAGTCGCCGATGGTCTTGTATTTCACGATGTTGAATTCATTGTCGAAGCAAGTCATATTGGTCGTCTTCCATGAAGTTGTCAACTTGAATTTGCGCTCAAACTTCGCAGTCTCATCCTTTGCTTGTTCATATCCCTCTTCCGTGAAATAGAGGACAAAACGCACATCTACGTCGTTGTATAAATCATCAAATCCCTTCAGACCACATGGTTCGGCCTCTTCCGCCGCAGAGCGATTGCTAGCGGTTTCCGCCTTCTTCGCCTCTTTTTTGGCCTCCTTCTGTTTCTTGTCTTCCGCCTCCAATAGCTCATCGAGAAAGGCCTTGTAATCCTTGGTCCATGTACCCACGGGCAACTCCGTGATGGTCACTGTCTTCTTCGCATCATCAAATTCGTACAATCCCTTGGTAATCCATGTCTGCTCATCCTGACGCATGGTCTGGCCACGAAAGCCAAACCACCATGGATCGAGAGGATAATCCGATAAGGTGGGAATACCGCCCTGAAGGCGATGTTTCAACAAACAGACCACATCTTCGGGCTTGTAAGGGGGGATATCCGTTGAATAACCTGTACCAATGCCCACACAACCGTTGATTGCCAGCATCGGAACCACGGGCAAATAGTATTCGGGCTCCACCAATTCACCATCATCATCCACATACTTCAGTAGACCCGCATCTTCCTTGCGATAGATTTTTCCAACGATGTGTTCCAAATAGGTATGAATGTATCTGGGAGATGCCGCATCCTTGCCACCCATCAGACGCGATCCGAACTGACCCTTGGGTTTCAGGACATTGATGTTGTTGGAACCCACAAAGTTCTGCGCCATGCCAATAATGGTGCTGTTCAGTGATGCCTCGCCATGATGATAGGCTGCGTGTTCCGAAACATAACCTGCGAGTTGCGCGACACGAATTTCATCGGTCAAACGGCGCTTGAAGCAGGAATAGAGGATCTTGCGCTGCGAGGGTTTCAGGCCATCCATCAGATGAGGAAGTGAACGAATGTTGTCGGCATTACTGAAATGAATGAGTTCACAGTTCACAAAGTTGGTATAGGATGCGCGCTTCTCCACAGGAATCAGCATCAGTGTTGGATCATAATGACTCAACCACTGCTTGCGATCATTGGCCTGCTTTTTATTGAAAGCGAGATTGATGGATTCATCGGTCTTCTCATCCCACTCGTATTGAATCTCATGAAGGTTTTTGAACCACTCACGTGCTTCTGCGGGCGTCGAAGTACCCAATCCTTTGTAGTATTTGATCTTCCATCCCTGAAGAGAATTCTGATCTTTCCAGGCGTTGAACTCGGGAATGGAATAGAAGGAGACGGTCTGTGTGCCCTTAGAGGCCTTGAGAATGGGAGTGAGCAAGGTACACAAGAATCCAGAACGCAAGAGACCCGGCCACTCCGCATGGAACAGATTCATCAGCAGACCCTTGATGTGAGAACCATCATGATCCTGATCGGCCATAATCATCACACGACCATAACGGAGTTCCGAGATGTCCTTGTATTGTTTGCCTTGCTCCAGGCCGAGGATTTTCTTGATCGCCGTGAGTTCCTCATTCGCATTGAACTTCTGAACAGTGATGTCGCGTACATTGAGCAACTTGCCTCGCAAGGGGAAGACGCCCCAACGCTCGCGTCCCACTTCCTTAAGACCTGAAATCGCAGAGGTGGCCGCTGAATCTCCTTCTGTGAGAATGAGCGTACACTCCGCCGATTTGGCCGTACCTGCCATGAGCGCATCTTCCAACTTGGTAATGCCACGAATGGTGCTGCGCTTCTTGCCATCCGTCTTTTTGGACTCCTTCAGATTCTTCGCTTCCAACAAGAACTTGGCCTCTTCGAGCAGACCCAGTTTGTTCAGACCCACAACGAGCTTACCTGAGTAGTCAGGTCGAGATCCAAATTCAGAAGCAGGAGTCGTCAAGAATTCCTTGCTCTGAGAGTCAAAGCTCGGATTGACAATCTTACAATTGAGGAAGAGAACCACCGCATTCTTGAGCTGACCTGGTTTGATGTCGACCTTCTTGGTCTTGGCAAACTCACAGAAATCACCGATCACCTTGCGGGTCACGGTCTCCACATGTTTGCCACCCTTCTTGGTATTGACGCAATTGACAAAGGAAATATGCTTGTCCTCGGGAAGCTCCTCTTCATCCGAATACAAGTGATTCGCAAGAATCGCACCAATCTCCCATCGCGCACCACAGTCCTCGTAGGCATATCCCGTCATACCGTCTCGCAAGAAGAGTTTGATGTACTTCTCAAAGGTATTGGATGCGATGGCCTCGCCATTCCATGTCACTTTCACATCTTTACTCACCAGTGCGGCGAGCTCGATGGCGCGCGTATGAAATACGGAAATCATGTCCTGACTCATGCCATTCGCATCAAATGCGCCGACAAATCGAGAGGCGTCGGGAATAAAGGAGACACGAACCATACCCTTTGCGCCACCATACTTTTTGATCGATGGGGGTTCGACACGAAACATATTGTCATACCACGATTGGGTATAGTGTTTGCTAGAGGCGGGTGTCTTGAGTTCGACCGTGAAGAGCTTGCTGAAAATGTTCACTGCCTTTGCGCCATAACCATTTTTACCACCCACAATCTTCTCCTCGGTCTTATCGTAATTGCCCGAAGTCAGAAGTTGACCGAAGATCATCTCAGGAATCATCATCTTGTGCTCCTCGGACATGTCAATGGGGATACCATCGCCATCATTCTCTACCGAAATGAGGGTATCACCATTCTCCAGCTTCTGAACAGAGATGTCGATGTGCTTAATGGGTGTCATTCCCGCAGTGGTTCGTGAGCGGGTATTTTCATCACCTGCGTTGACCACGATTTCATCAAAGAGTTTATAGAGACCAGGATTGAACTGGATCTTGCGCCAGACCATCTTTCCAGAATGCGCATCAAACACCCAGCGAGTTTCCTCGTTCGTCTTGGTACTACCAATATATGTGTCTGGAATCTCCAGAATATGTTGGTGGTGGGTATGCTTCTGATATTTGCGGGGTTGTGCCATTCTAACAAAGGGTGTTGTGAAAGGTTTAAACTCTTCAAAGGGGGGACCCTTTGGTCAATTTTTATTTCTCATATTTTCTCAATGGTGACGTTCATCTTATGAGCCAGTTGTTCCACGAGTTCATCATTTTTGTAGTCATGAATGTATTTAATGTGTGTAATACCGGTTGCTAGAAGAAGACGACAACACGTGATACATGGATAATGTGTAATATAGGCAATACACCCCTCACAGGAGGCCCCTCTTCGCGCAGAATCCGCGATACAATTTTGTTCGGCGTGAACGGTGGCCTGCTCATGTCCGTCACGTACAATCGAAACATGCTCGCATCCTGGTAAAAATCCATTGTATCCCTGGCTAATAATTCGATGATCGCGTACCAGTAAACAGCCTACATGAAGGCGCTCACATGGACTGCGTGTGGCAGTCACTTGTACGATGGCTTTAAAATATTCATCCCAGCTCGGTCTCGAATCCATTAGAAATGAATCGATTTACCATCTTAAATTGTTTCACAGGAATAGAATCACGGAAATGAAACGAAGAAATACACGTAAACGTTGTCATGGTGGAAGTTCGATGCACGTCCGTTTTGTCGAACCCCATGCGACATTGGTATCCGCTCCCGCAGGTCGAGAGGTAGGAGCCAGCATCAATCAAGTCATTCGCTCACAAATTGGAGGAAAAGATCGCCGAAAACGAAAGACGCGTAAACACGGCGGATTTGTTCCTTCTGTGATGGAGGGATTTGTAGTAAGTGCGTCCAAATACATTACACCCATGGCGTTGTTTGCCGCCTATAAAATGGTGAATCGTCCTACAACCTATCGCAAAAAATCAAAAGGATCCAAGAAGAGCCGACGTCAATAATAGATTTCTATGCGCGTTTGAACAAGGGGGCCTAACGATTCCGGATCGGTTCATTTTAAAGAGATATTAGTAGTCTAAAGACGAGACGGAGAAATAAACACAATGAGTCTTTCTCAGGATGCTCGCCCAAACGCAAACGGAAATCTCTTTGAGATCCGTACCGTTCAATCTGCCGCCTTTCGTACCTTAATTGAAGCGCTCAAGGAGATTTTAACGGAAGCTAATCTCGAGTTTGATTCGACAGGGATCAAGGTGGTCGACGTGGATGAGACTCACACCGTACTGACTTATTTGCGTTTGTACTCCGATCGTTTTGAGTATTTTTATTGCCCCGCCAAGTATGTGCTTGGCATTAATATGATTTACTTGTTCAAGTTGATCAAGACATTGAGTAACAATGACAGTCTGACATTGTTTCTTCCAGAGAGCAATCAGAACAAGCTGGGCATTCGTGCGGAGAATGCGGAGAAGGGTACCACCAATACCTGGATGATGAAACTCTTTGATACCAATGTAGAGCATATTGAATTTCCACCCATCACATTTACCTCCATCATTCACATGCCTTCCACTGATTTCCAGAAGATCTGTCGTGATTTTAATCAGCTGGCGGAGAAACTGGAGATTACCAGTTCCAACTCGGATCTGATTTTCCGTTGTGTGGGCGATTTTGTCGACGGTGAAACGGTGATCATGTCCAACAATCAGGGTGGCATTGAAGTAGAGCGTAATACCAGTGAAATTGTACAGGGTGTCTATGAATTGAAGCACCTGGTTCTCTTTACAAAGTGTACCAATCTGTGTGCCAGCACACAGATTCATCTGAAGAATGATTATCCATTGGTGCTTCGCTACATGGTGGCCAATCTAGGAGAGGTTCGTCTGGTACTTGCTCCACAAAAGCAAAAAACCGATGTACCGATTCGTCCCACGCGTTAAGTAGATGATAAAATAAGAAGATTGTTACAATAAAAATAAGAAGAATCTTGTTTTTATTTTAACAGTGCGCAATAGGGATTTACATTTTCTTTTGGATAAAGGGAGTGTAGATGGTATCATCCTTTCGAATGGTGGAGTGAACTGAATAGTTCAAATTTTCGGGTTCATAGAATGTTTTTGCGTTATTGTTCCAGATTTTAATGATGTTAAATCCGCGCTTTGGACTAATGGAGAGTCCATTGATCGAATTTTTTGAATTGGTGGTCAGCTTTCCGAGCATGACTGCGATCATGTAATTGATATACACTTCCGCGACATCACGCTTTTGGCTACGAAAGGAATAGCATCCTCCGTGAATATTTTGATGGCTTTCCCAAAGCGGGGGAATGGGATCGCGCATCATGAAGAACATGCCCTCTTCAAAGGATTCGGGACGAATGGTGTCAACCACTGTCCAAAAGTCGTTCCATGTTCGCATGGAACCGAGACTGGTGAACGTGCTTAGCGTCCATTTCGTCTCTGCTGGGGAGTGGAAATAGAGAGTCCATGACCCAGTAGGAATAAGAGAATCCGTATCGTATGTGGAAATGTTCGATTGACTTGCCATTTTCACAAGATAGACGGTTCAGTATCTAGACGTACTTTCCGCCACAATTCTTTAAATTGGCAATTAAAGTGCTTCAATTTTATTTCTCTTAGGAATCGACCTGGCCGATGAAAATCCACCCTTTATTGGATACAATTTTCAGAAATTCGTCCGACTCGCATTTTCTTATTGTGGATGATAAAGCAAATACTTGGATCATCGATCGAATACGATAGTACGTCACCATTTGAGTCAATGATATTAAAGATAACAGCATCTTCTGCGGAAAACCAATGATGTGTATGAATACACCAGATGAGAAAGAGTTCGCGCAACGTGGGAAGAAACAGACCATCGGAACAAATTCGCACTTTTTCTAAAAAGTCGTCCATCGAGTATTCTTCGATTTTGCGATGTTGTTGGGATTGTATCATTACATTCGAGGATAACCAGTCAAGTGGATAACAATGAAAAATATCGGTGCCTTTGGATTGCGTGAGTAAATGACGTGTCGCGGAGTATTTCCATCGAGGATAGATTGAATTTTTAATGTGTTTATGTGATAAAGGGAGACTATGCTCAGGTAGCAAATACCACGTGGTATAGTCGGTGTCAAAATACCCTTTTATGTATTTTCCAAAATCAACCGTATGATAGATCATAGAAGAAATCCAATCCATCATGCCATTGTAAAAGGTCATTCCTTTTACAAAAAAATAGGTAGACCAGCTTGACATTATTATTATTCTTATTTAATAATTTAAGTTAAGATACACACGAAAGGCAATTTTATTTCATCTTGTAGAAGAGGATCGTCTGTGTTTTCTCTTTCCAGAAACCAATTGCCATTTCAGACAATTCGCCATTTTCATCTACCGTGAAGACATGATTCTCCAGATCACGGTAGTAGGTGACATCCTTGTACTCAAATACAGTACCTTCTAGCTCCTCTGTTTCTTCTTCTTGTTCCTCTTCTTCCTGTTCCTCTTCTTCTTCTTGCTCTTTCTCTACGTTCGGCGGTTCCTCCTCTACTTTCGGCGGTTTCTCGTTCTGATCGGATGTATTCTCGGTCTGAGCTACCTCTGGATCAATCTTGACCACCTTTTCAGTATCTTGTTGGGCTACAGGTTTGTCTACAGGTTTGTCTTCTTGTGTTTCAACCGAGGGAATCACTTCTTCTTTCTTCTCTGGTTGATTGACTTCTGGGGCCTTTGAATTAGTTGTCGACGAGGGAGTAGGATCTACCACCAAAGGCACGGAGACAGTGGAGGATACCTTATCCGATAACTCTTCTTTTACTTCACTCTTTTCGTTAGAATCATGACTTGATGGAAGAGGAACATCGGTGACAGAAGTGTCAGAGACAAAGGCATTATTCATAATTTGATTGGATTCATCGAGATGCGTGACATGAATAATTGGATGATCTTCTTCATCCAGATCAATCGCATCGGTTAGCCATGGACTGTTTTCCTCTTTTTGTTGAATGTGAATATCACGGAAATTCTCCAGAATCTCAATACGATCTGTAATATGTGCCAACGTAATTTGTTGAAAACTCAGCTGTTGTGACATGCGATCAATTCCATCGATCAATCGTGAAAAGTCCGCAGAAGAGATGACTTCTTTTACTCGATCGTGTACAACAGGAGCCTGTTCTTTTTTTTCAGAAGAATCTACATCTGCTGGCAAATTGAGAAGCCAATGTTCTAGCTGTCCAATCTCTTTCTGAATGTTGGACATACAGGTCTTGATGAGTACTGAACGAATCGAAGCCATTCCTATTATCGATAATAATGGTTTGATTCTGTTTAAGTTGGCTATTTCTGTCAATTTTTATTATATCGTCTTCATTCCATTCTGAATAAAACTCCCTTTATGATACAGAGGAAGAATCATGTTTAATTTTAAGATTGATACAGGCATCCAACGTCGATTCCCATGCCTTCAATGGCTTTGTTCGGCGTAAACGTAACACCTCTTCTGCTTTTTGTAGTCGTTCCTTTACCGTTTCAGATACATTCTTTGTGATATTTGCGTCATAAAAGTCAATGGGTTTGGTATCCATTGTCGCAAGAATACTGACCATGGGTGGCAAATGAACATCTACGCGAACCTTATGAGATTGAATGAGTTGTCGATATTCTTGAATGGATAATACACCTCCAAATAATTTAAGAATGGCACGAGGAGGAGCAGGAGCAATCTTGCCATTACATAATTCACGATAAATACGATTCAATAGAGAGAGTTGCTCCCATCGAGTATGCGAATCCTGATGCATATCAAATAAATAAGACATTGCGCATTCAGGGCAACAAAAATTACCCATGACGATTAAATGCTCACCCGTGTCACGAATGGGAAGAACGACAGGACGATTTGAAAATACATGACAGCACCAGTAACACGCCGAATCGGATGTTTCAGGTATTTTTTTAACCTCTGACGTGTCCTTGTACTGGATCAGCATCGACCCTTTAAGGTTATAAAAATCAAGTGAGGACGGAGATGATTCGATCTCCTTATCGATTTTATTATGTGATTGTATAGATGAATGACTCAATTCATTTTCTTTTACATCCATTAATGCCTCATGAGGTGATTCATTTGTTGACAAATATTCCACATCATTTTTAAATGGATTATCCACACACGAATCATAAGGTTCCGCTTCCACAGGGGGAAGTGGATTGTAGGCAATTGGCATATCATTCATTAGAACTTCCTTACTTTGAATGGGAAGATGGACAATAAGTGGCCGACGAATGCCCTGTAGCAAATTTCCCTCGATTCCATCAGGTGTAATGACCGCAACAACAGGAAACTGTTTCTTCTTGCTCACACGCTTTTGTTTTTCCTCCACTACCACATTTGGATTCTCGACCTTTGCCCGTTTTCCACGACCGCGACCGCTCATTCTGATTATACAAAGGTCGCGTCAAAACATTTAAGTTGTTTTTGTTTTAGACCCCTAAAAGGGCTGGGGATTTTAAAAGGGGATTTAAGCCCGAAATTCCATACTCTAGTAATGTCGAACATTGATACCTCGTTTTGGTGCGATCGTGTCCAAAAATGCTTTTCGATGTTTCTTAAAGATCCGCAAACTATCCAGCATCTTCTTTTATTTGGGCCACCAGGCTCAGGTAAAACCACGAGCGCATCCTGGTTGGTGGATAAAATATGGGGACATCGAAAGTCGCTCATGTGTATTTCTATGAATGCAGCCGATGAGCGAAGTCTCGAATCCATTCGTCAAAAAGTATTTCCATTTTTACGCGTGGACTGGAGAACAAGTGACGAAATTGCTCCGCGTTTTCTTATTTTGGATGAATGTGAAACACTCACCGAAGCGGCACAACTCTCTCTCCAGACCATTTTAAACACCGATTCACGCAACATCTGTGTCATTCTTATCTGTAATTCTCAGAGCCGAATTCACCCCAAACTCCGCCAGCGTCTTCTTAAAATACGTTATGATCCTCCGAATCGCGACGAGATGGAAGGAAATCTATTTAACGCAATCACACGCGGCGATCTTCGACAGAATATGCGCCGAACCGAGATCGAAGAGCGTATATGGAAATATCTTCATTGCCATATTGAAAAATGTATGGAGATTATTCGAGATGATCATGTTGATTATCATACCGTTATTTCTGAAATTTTATTACTTGCGGATCAATTTAATATTATGGATGCGGAACTGATTGAAATTATCAATGTGGTTTATCCACTATTGGCAGATACCGCCCTTTATCAAGAGAAAGAAAGAGAGCTTATGAAGTTGATCCGACAGTTTAAAGTAAAATTTGATTCGAAATTAATTGAACAATATAAAGCAAACCACTAAAAAATGGACCCTTATACAAAGAGCAAGTTACGAATTTCGACGATGGTCATAACCGCACATTGGGGTACACAGATCAAACTCGATCAGTTATTTGAGGCGCTAAAGGAGATTATTATTCCGATTTGGTATCCCGAAGAGGGGGTACTCAAATTTGAGCACAAGAACATGGTGCTTGGAGCAAGCCATAAAGACATCTTCACCAATCGAAAAATTACATCAAAGTCGTTCTTTAATCAATCGACAATCGTATTACGAAGACGATGTACTCATGAGGATGAAAAAGAGGATCATTGGAAAGAAGTGAATGTCAAACTCTTTGCGAATGGAGGGATTCAAATGACGGGTATTACCTCAGAGGAGTTTGCGAGAGAGATCATTGAGTGGCTCCTTCGTGTATTCACTTCACTTACCGAATCCCCCTTTGTAGGAAAGCCATCCATCCAGCGCTTCTCGGTACAACTGATCAATACGGACTATGTATTGAACAAATTCATTAATCAAGATGCGATTCATAAGATCTTGATTAACGAATACAACCTGTTTAGCATGTTGGAAAAAACGATCTATCAGGGCGTCAACACCAAGTTCTTCTATAATACAAACAATGGTGGATCAGGCATCTGTCGTTGTAAGAATTTCTGTAAAGGTCAGGGAACAGGAGATGGAGAGGGTCAATGTAAACGAATTACAATGAGCATCTTTCGAACAGGTACCATCATCATCACGGGGGCGAGACAAATCGAACAGATTCACGCAACCTACGACTTTCTCAATTCCGTCTTTGATAAGCATCATCGTACGGTGCTCTATACACCAAATAGCGTATAAATACATACGATCGAGATTGCGTTAAATACATGGAGATGAATTATTTTTTAATGACAGACGAGAATCATGAGTACTCCGGCCAACCAAACAACACCAGCAACTTCCGCCCCAACCCCTGCTGCCGCAGAGGTACAACATCCTCCTTCCGCCACCCTTATCCAGGCCGCCAAAATTGCCATTGAAAATGATCGTGCCATCATGCTGGATTACTATATCCCCACGATTAAAGGTACGGCATGTTTGGGTGAGGATGCTGAAACAAAGGAGCGTATGCTGGTCAAGTCCAAAGAGGAGTTTACTTCTCTGATTAAGAAGATTTTCAAGGTGGGTGATGATTTTTTGATTATGACCGAGAACTCGCTATACATTGTATCAGGTAAGATCCAAAAGCGCAAGATCAATATTGCCAGTCTACAGGAGGCCTACGATTCGCTATAAACCATATGGCAGAATGATATTCATACGAAGATATGGTTTTACTTACAAGGTGTCATATTGTGACATTGTCTCTACACGAACGGAGACATTGGAAGAGTCCTGATAGGGGTTCAAGGCACGCTCACATACCAAATAATGAAACAACGCTGCCGTAATTGAAATACCGCTTGTAAGGATAAGATTGAAGAGGAAGATGACGAGGAATTTACCAGTCATTTGAGTTGTGGCAAAAATCCAAATACCACCAATGATGCCAACGATCGCCCAAACGGTGAAGATCACAAAAAAGATGTAGAAAAAGTTACAAAGGGTGGCATTGGAAATACTGTCCGTCCAGTGTGGTTCAGATGAGGCGGTGGGTGTACGATTCATTCTATTTCCAGAGAAGATGATATTTTATATTTGTGTATAGAAGATAGAAATGGCTAAATCCCGGAAGCAAAAGCGCAGTCGTATGCGCCGATCTCGTCGTCGTGGCGGAATGGCTCCACTCAGCTATTCCCTTTCAAACGGCTATTCATCCAAAATGTCTCTTGGACATGGTGGTGATTTCTTGAAATATCATCAGGGCCAGCATGGTGGCCAGGCCCCATTGAGCACTCTTGGCGGAGAGCTTCTTCCACGCGGTTTGGAGCAGGCGGCAGGCATTGCTCCTCTTTCTCGTGCGTTCGATCAAATTGCGGGCATGAAAGACCAGTCAGGTGGTCGTCGTCGCTCCAAGCGCTCCAAGCGATCCAAGTCGAAGGCTCGCAAGTCGCGTAAGTCGAAGGCTCGCAAGTCGAAGTCGCGTAAATCCAAGTCTCGTCGCTCACGTCGCAATTGGAAAAAGCGTGGAGGTGCCTCTCTAAGCTTTTCGGATTTTTCCCAAAGTGGGGATGGCATGATTTTGCCAAATGGTCTGATCGACAAGGCTGGCCTGAATCCAGGCTGGCGCGGTGGTGTAGAGTTTGATGCGGCTCAAGCTCGTCAAGCCCTATAAATTACATAATGATTTACATTTATTTTAAATAAACATCTTTTCCGATCTTTATTTAAAATTGAAACAAAAAGATCCACGGCTGTACACATAGGGTTCTCATCCATGATGACACGAATCTACGGATATAAAACACTTACAAAAAGCTGGAAGAATGGGTCTACATTATGGGTGATTACAGGCCCCGAGGGAATACAGCTTATTTTTCGAGAGGATGTACACGATCTAGAAGAGTTATATAAATCCATTGAATCCTATCTTACACATGATAATCTGAAGAAATACGATGTTTCAGCGAACTAAACGTGTAAATAAACCTCTTTCTGAATGACATCCTCGTCACAGTCTACCTTTCGAACATGATCACCAAACAATGGCAGAAGTACTTCTTTTCCTTTCTCCTGAAACAACACACGATCTCGAACAGTAATGTTTACATGAACATGAATATATAGATCACCATACTTTCCAACCTGATGAGGAAGAGGCATGCCAAAACCAGATAGGCGATATCGAGTTCCCTCAAAGGATCCCGCAGGAAGTTGTACAAAAAGCCCCTCATCGTATCCAGGATGATGATCGATTTTTACCACACATCCGATAAGACTCTCTGCCAAGGAAATGGTAATGTTTGTCTCTAAATCCTCCTGTTGATTTCCCGAACGCTTAAAATATTTATAAGACATGTCATTTGGATCCTCTATCACAATGATCTGCGCATCCCCTGGACGCTCAAATGCTACATGATCCGAACAGACTTCGGGAAAAATAAAGGACTCCTGTGCCTTTGTTCCTGGAACAATGCGAATGGCCAAATTACGTGTTTCATTTAAAAATCCGCTACCGCTACATTTTGGACAACTCTCGATGATCCTCTCTCCACGGGACTGGCATTCGATACAGGGTCCCGTGGTATGCATTGCCATCGGACCCATATGAACCACCTGCGTCACAGAACCCTGACCGTTACACGCCTTACACAGTTCCTTGGTCTTCGCGCCCGAATGATCACAATCTCCACAAAAAGACTGACGATTGATTTTAATATCAAACTTATGACCAATGTAGAACTGCTCCAATGTAATCGGAATATGCTGAATGGATGGAGCCGGCTTTTTATTTTTACGAATGGGACCTCCGCGTGGCTGTCCTCCACCAAACATGTTTCCAAAGAGGTCATTCATGTTCATCTCAAATGGAAACGGAAAGGCGCCTCCAAATGGATTTCCTGCCATGGGCCCAGTTGCCATTTCCGCCTGTTTTTCATCAGTCAGACCCGTCTCGTCATAGAATTTTCGACGCTTTTCATCGGTTAACACCTCACTGGCATGTACAATCTCCTTGAATCGCTCTGGATCACCGCCCTTATCTGGATGATGGGTTCGAGCCATTTTCAGATACGCTTTTTTTATCTCATTACATGTATCCGAACGCTTTACACCAAGAAGATCATATAATGATTTTGTCTGTGACATACTAGATTAGTCATTATGTGATCAAATCTGTTTAAGTTAGTTAAGGGTCTAAAGTAGGTCGATCATAATCAAGCAATGACTAACCTGGTCGGCCAGGAATCGGTATGGGCGGAGTGTTTGATACAGTTTGACACGCCAAGTCATATTTTTATTACGGGGGCCGCTGGTTGTGGAAAAACAACACTGATGCGGGAATTACTGCGAGAATACGCACGAATAAAAGGACGTCCTACTCCCCATTTATGGGGTATGGAAACCATCGACGAATGTTTGCTTCTTGGACCGGATCAGGATCGAGGCATCCAGACGATTCGTGGCCAAGTCAGTCTCTTTATTCGTCAAATGTCGCTCGGCGATGGAATCTTTCGATGGGTCATTATTGACGATGTGGATACTCTTCCTCAGATTTCACAACAGGCGCTGAGACGACCCATGGAATCGTATTCACATATTACCCGTTTTCTTTTTATTGGTACATCCGAAGAGGATCTCATTCCTGCGCTTCGTTCTCGTTGTATTCACATTGCGATGAATCCGATAGATGTCACTACCCATCAACTCGATTTTTTAACGTATGTACATATGCCCCAGCCCGAATTATTTACCGAGGAAATGTGGAACTGGGTGGCAAATATTGCCAACAATAATATCAGTGATTTGATTCGAATTTTAACACTGATTCGTAATGTCCATCTTACCTTAAAAGAAAAGATTACGCTCCCGCGTGTTCAATCCCTTTGTTCGGCACCCTTTTACTACGATTTTATCCCCTTATTAAAAGCGATGTCCGAAAATAACGAGGTGGATGCGATCAAGGGACTTCTTCAGATCTGGAAACGCGGATATGCCTATGAGGACATTCTAGAGAGTTTTCAGATCATCAATTCACTCTTTGGAAATCATACCATTAAAGAGAACGTTCTCATTCATAAGTTTTTGATCAATGCTTGGATTTCCTATTGTAAAGGGAATACGAGCATTTTAGCACTTCAAAATGTAGTCTATAAAACATTAAAAGAGGAGGGTGAACCGAGTGCCGCAGAAAAAGAATTACTCTCGAAGCGCCTGGTTCAATAAATATTTCACCACCAAATCGGATTCCATAATCTGGTCTTCACTTGTTCGCAAAAACCAGGCAAACGATTGACGATCACGGAGCTCCTTCCATGGAAGAGGAATGTATTTGATATGAGGATAGACGTCAAAGGGGAGATGGCCATCCGTACCTGATGCGAGGAGATCCTCTAACTGAATTCGTTTGCCATTCTTCTTTCGCATTCCCTCTGCGTGTGGATCCACGATGATTCCCTGAGTCGCATATTCCGTCGAGAAACGAACAAAATCCCATTTCGCATCTCCGCGAATTTGTTCTCCACCTCGTTTTTCGGAGACACGTTGATAACAGACTGCCTTCCAGGCTTCAAACATCGGATGCTGGGCCACGGGTGACCAAATGGCTCGAAAGCCTGGGACAGGTGTACCCGAATCACCCGAGTAGGTTTCATCGAGATCAGTTCCAAAAAAGACCACTTTATCCTTTGGTAATTCACCAAAACCACGAAGGGCAATACTATAAGGAGTCAGCCAGATACCACCATATTTGGCTAGGATCGCAGTACGCAAATAATCATATTCCGCCTCATTCACGGGCGCAATGGGATCACGTAATCCGGGAGGAAGTTGATCCCATCCACCCAATAACTCAGCAGCACCCGATAATCCTCCAATCACTTCCACACGATAGTGATCCTTGTTTTGTTTTACAATCGACTCATAACATAAATTTAAAAAGGGGATCATTAAGGCGCGTTGACCACGTGATCCAAAGTCATTCCATTGACGGGAGTGAACATCACTTTCATCATAATAGAGCCAGATCACAGGTTTATCCATTCCACGTTGTAACAATTTTTTATCCAAAAAGGGATTGATTGCGATAGAATGCTTCGAATAATAAAAAGCATATACCACCGCAAATGTTAATAAAATGGCCAAAATAATCAATAAACGTTGAATGGGACTCATTCGTTCTATCCTATTGATCTATAAAAAGTATTATTTATTCATTTCTATGATAATCCGCTGAATGATCGAGTCGGTATCGATCTCATGAGTGGCCGCCGAGATGTCTTTTTTTTCATCACCGTCTTCTACAAGCATGGCTGCCTTCTTTTCTTCCTCTCTTTGGCGTCTTATGTCATCACAGGAAGGAAACTTCACTCCTAACTGGTAATCATATACATTCTCTACAGGATCCGTGTTATTCTTCAGCGCCCATTGGGAAGACTTCGTTGATGAGAAATAGGACTGAATCTCTTTCACGTGCTTGGATTCATTTTCAACATATCGCTGTTCATATTCCTGAACATGCTTCATATGATCATCCGCGACACATTCATAGATTCGTTCGCGTTCTTTTATAATTTCTTCCATAGAGGGGATCGCATGTTCTGTATAATCGGGTAGTTTATCATAAACCACATTATCGGAAGAATAGGCACCTGACAAATCCGTGTATTCAGGACGAACAAACATAGAAGAATAGTGGCGATTTTCTCGTCGAATGATATCGGTTCCATAACAACGACCGTCTACCACTGCCATTTCCATCGGATGAAGAATAAGATATTCCTTCTGAGAGGAATCGGAACGTCGTTCCGTTGCTTCCTTTACAAAGTGGGACATGGCCTCTTGAAAGGAAAGGGACTCCTTATGATCCTCTTCTTGACGCATTTGCTCCTCTTCCGTTCGAATACGCAGTTGCTCATCAAACTTTTTGGATAATTCCATAGAGCGTTCATCAATGTAGTCTTGAGGTATGATATCGTTCCATGGTGTTAATGGATCTCGATCCACATCATGATCCATAAAAAATTCCTGTCGTTTTTTCTCAAATGCCTCATTAAAAATAATATGAAAGTTGTCACTTTTTCCACGTTCTAACTCATCAAATACATCGCTAATCATGTTGTTCATTTCATGTACAAAATCACGATCACGTTGTTTGATGATATCCTGAACATCCAGAACAGCATATTGATCTCTGCCTCCCATCATGCGCTTTAGAATGGCGCTAATATATTCATAGGCATCCACAATCTTTTCAAAATCACCCTCTTTACCACCGCGGTCTGGATGATGAACCGCAAGCGATTTTTTGAATCGACGCTTTAGCTCCTCCAAGGTAATCTGTTCAAGGGATTCGATCTCAAACCATGCGAGTGATTCGGATAACTCATCTTTAACATCGTCGTGATCGCGATTCATTTCTTTGGTATAGTTCGTATAAAGTCTTTAATAGCCTATTTTCTTCTGATTGAGATCCACTGCGCCATTCATGATGACACGTTGTTTCATGCGATCAAAATATCCCTGATTGGAAGCGGCCATTTCAGCCCGTTGACGCTGAAGGGCATCTTCCTGTTGCTTTTGCCGCATCTCCCATGCGCGAATACTCTCCATTTCAGAAGAGGACAAGGGATCAGGAGCACGCTCTCTCGAGGCTCGATATTGTTCCAGCTTACGCTCCGTAACGGGAACATTGGCCACTTTATCGGATATGGTTGATTCCGTGGTATAGGCGCCACGGAGGTCGGTAAACTGCATCTTTGAATTCGGTGCGGCAGTATACGTTTCAGGACGCTGTCCTACAAAATTCACACCGCTGTTCGGATTCATCGTGAGCGCCATTTCACCTGGATGGACAACCAGTTGATTACTCGGAGTCTTGGATTTTCGCGCCTCTTCATCAAACATACGATTAAATACATCACGGTTAAATTGACCCTTGAATTTGGGAGCCGACGAAGAATCCCCGTCACCTCCTTTGAGCCAATCTCCATATCCATCTGAATCCGGATCAGGAATACGCGTCTCTTCAAATAAAGCATTAAAGGCATTCATGTTCAAATTGTTCGGATCCAATCGAACGGGTGCGGCATGCTCCCATTGTTTAGCCTCTGCTTCTCGGTGAGTCGACACATGGGATGGGGCATCCACTTTTCCATTTGTAGCTTTCTGACCACCTTTCATGTATCGCAGGATCTCAGACAAATACGCATACGCACGTGTCACGGCCTCGAAATATTCTTCTGAACCACCCGCCTTGTCAGGATGGGCTTTTATCGCCATTTTCTTATATGCTTTTTTCAGTGTCTCCTCTGTGAGTGTAATTTCCTCCTTAATCCCCAGCACTTCCAGACAAGAGGAAAAATAAGTGAGTGCCTTTTGTTTGGGAGTATCGGTAATAACCTTCCAGGAAGGTCCCTGTTCGGTGTGTTGAATGATGGATTGATGGGAGGCAGAGGGAGGGGCTGAATAATTGGAGGCAGTGGTCGCATGAACCAGAGAGGGATGGGTTGCCCCGATGCCTGCGGCGGTCTGAAGAGGAACGTGCTGTAGCGATCGAGGCAAGGGTGGAGTGCTTGTGGCAGATGCGCTTATTCCTCCATTTTCTCCCGGAAGTGGTGGAGGCATCTGTCCCATTTGAACCGTCGAAATGTAGTTTAACAGATAACTGTATATTCCCGCTCGCTTTGCGGAATTAATGTATTCCATAGAGGCGAAGCATGTTTGTATGACATCTGTCCGTTTCTGGACCGATTGAATTTGAAGAAGATTGCTGTAAATACGTACATGAGATGGGTCAATTCCGAGATGGTTTCCCATTTTACCTATTCTCGTAAGAAAATACTTTATCTATTTTGTTACGCAAATAGTAAAAGACATGTTCTCTGTTTCGCTTATGCTGGCCAGCGTAATGGCTGTCGTGGATACGATTATTCTCGCAGGGATTAAAGAATACAGTACAGGACAATTGGTATGGCGTAGTTTTATGCCACTCGCCATGGTGGTCTATTCATTACAACCCGTTGTCTTTCTACAATCCCTCCATTATGAATCGATGACAGTTATGAATCTTCTATGGGACGTGTTAAGTGATTTATTTGTTACCGCCATTGGTCTCTTTTATTTTAAAGAAAAACTGTGCCTAACCAAACAGGCGGGTTTGTTTTTTGCGTTTATCGCCATCATTTTGTTGTCCTATGAAGATATTTAATCCAACCCCGTGCGTGGATTTCATTTCTCTTAATTCTCTTTCCATTAGATAAGAATGACAGATAAGACTCCATCTACGGCACCATTGGATTCCATTTCGATTCAGATGGAATCCAAACTGAATGATGAACAAAAGAAGATCCTCTCCTTTGTATATGAATCGGCAAAAGAGTTCGCAGCTGATATTTTGAACAAGCCCTCTGTTTCAGAGGTTATGAAAGTAACGCAGTTAATGGCGGCGATCATTAAAATGCTGGAATCACTCACCTTTAATCAAGTAAAGCTAGCCGGTTCTACCAAAAAGGCAGTGGCCATTGAATTGGGACGAAACTTAATTCACGATTTGGTCAAGGATGAAACGGTCAAGGCGGGTATTCTTACCGCCTATGATTTTACCGCAGATCAGGCTCTGGAAACATTGATTGATGTGTCGCGTCATGTGAATGTTGCCGTTACACAGGCAGCCGCTTCTTGTTGTGAATTTATCGCAGAGTGGCTCAAGAAGAAGTAACCGCCATTTTGATTTCAGACAAAGAGGGTATAGGGATCATGGCCTCGCATTCCCAAAAAAACCGTTTTCCCACCGATTCGAATGAAAAATCGGTTGGAAAATAGTGAGGAAGAAGACGCGGTAATTCTCGAATACGCGGATCACGAATGAGACCCCAACTCTTCAGTGGAAGAACAAGCCCTAGTTGTTCCTGTGGATCAATTTCCTCTGCGGAGAGACGTATCTCATTCGGAAAAGACGGAAGTTTCTCGTTTGCGATGATCCATGACCACATCGGAGGCAGAGAATGTGAATAATACCAGTCATAGCATACACGTTCGGTTTGACCGGTATAATACGCCCAAATCCATTGAATGCCATAGAGATATTCTTGGCTGATTTGCCGAATGGATCCCCCTGTAAAAGGATATCCTGGAAAAAACCGCGTAAGATAGATCTCGGACCAGTTCTCTCGCAGTCCCCCCTCGCGATTCATCAACACAAGTTCTTCCTCTTGAACCAGGGGCCAATTGGATTCGCCGATTCCCGTTTCGGTATTGCCATACATTTGTGTCATTCGACGACGTTTTTTAATGGCCTTAATCAGACGTGTTTCTTCATCCCTCGCAAGACATCGGAAAAAGGAGAAGAGCGCGGTCGAGTCGAAATCAAGTGTATCTCCATGAACAAGCGGTGCCTCGATTTCTCGAAGATAATGTAATAAATCCGTATGACCCTCTTCACGGAGTGTAAATCCAAGTGATCGAGGAAGAAAATCGTTCCCGAGGACAGACATTGCCGCACAATAGGAAATGATCCACTGTTGACGCGATCGATCATCCACCTCCTCGGTTAACGAACTTGCCAGCCATTCACGTAGTGTATAAATACTAAACCACTCAAAACATTCCACACCACCCTGATAAACACACGCACCTTTATCCATTTCTTCACGAAAGAGCCAAATTTGATTCTCTAGATGAAGGACTTCCCGTGTGAGAAGGGAAAGAACGATGAGATCCGCATCCAAGCCATAGATCGCATAATTTCCTTGGTACGTTGTTTTTCGCCACTCCGCAATGATTTTATGCTCTCCCTCGCCAGGTTCATTGCTGGTAGAGATCTTCCACCGTTTCGAAGAACGTTTCTCTGCGCTGTCTAAAGCCTGATGAAGCGCCTCCATAAAGGGCGTTCCTGGTGTAATCGCATTTGTATCCCATTTTGTAGCATCGCTACGTGAAGACATCCATTGGGATTTAAA